TACAATTTATTATATTAAAAAAATTGAAAAAATTGATGGAGTAAGAATTTAAAGATGATTAAATAATATGCCAACACACAAATTCACAATTACAATTATTGGAAATGACTTGTCGGTTACTAAAATAACTCGATTTAGTCAAAAAGAAACTGACTATATTGTATATTATCTTAAACACACATACAACATTGATTGTAAAGTAGAAAAAACAAGATTTTATTAACTCACTAAACAAAAAAATAACAACTAAAAACTAAAAACAAACAAAATTAATAACTAAAAAAAAATAAACATGAGCAAAATAGAAAATGAAATAAATGGACACTTTATTGGAACTATTGAAGTGCTTGAAGTATGGAATCCAACTTTTCAGTTAAGATGGAATAGAAAATTTATTCGCCAAACTTATCTTAACACATTAGAGCAACTTTGGGTTAGTAATAAAGGTAATGAAGAATGGAGAGATGTACCACAAGTAGAAAACTAATTTATTAATTAAAAAAAACTTTATAAATGAAAATAATTTTTAAAAACGGACACGAGGAAGAAATATCTAATGAATTAGCAAAAATATTAATAGATAATTTATTATTGGGACACCTAGATTATCAATGTTTTAATGAAAACAATAAGATATTTCTTGTTATAAACTTGAAAGAAGTTGTTTGCGTAAAAGAAGTATAAATCTTATATTAAAAAACAACAAAAGAATGAAACTAATAACAGATAATGCTTTTGATAAAGCTTGGAAGAAGTCATGCCCTACTTGTGAACCACAACAAGTTAATAGAATACTCTGGTTTAGAGAACAGTGTCATACTTGTGAAACACTTCCCAATACTAAAGAAGATTTCTATAAGTATGGTGAGTCACTAGGCATAAAGATTAATGATTTACAAAGATTAAAAATGTTAGCAACTAAAAGCAATTGACTATGAAAACACAAAAAGAAATAGAAAAGTTAGCTGAAAAATATAAATCAACTTCTGATTTTGAAATTTATCTTTTTCATATTGGTTTTATAGATGGCTACACTCAATGCCAAGAAGATATAAAGCAATATATTTTTGAAGTAGCATTTCAATTTCACAGATTAGGTAAATATTATGGCAATACAAGTGATACTCATTTTTATAATATTTATGAAAAAACAATTAAATTAATAAAAAAAACATTTTAAAATATGAAACCTAAAGAAAAAGCAATAGAGTTAAGAAACAAATTTAGAGATGTTAGATGGGACATTGACCCCGAAACATCTAAGGCTTGCGCCTACGCTGCTGTTAATGAGATATTAGATGCTATTGCGGAATATAAGCATAGTTCTCATAAGCATACAGAAATATTTGATTATTGGATGGATGTCAAGAACGAGTTGAAAAAGTTATAAAAACTATGGAAGATAAAAAACAAACAGCGGTAAAGTTTTTAGTAGAAAATCTAATGGGTGCTAAATTTATAAATAGTCCTTTTGAATTAGTTGAAAAGGCTAAAGCAATGGAACGCCAACAGATTATCGAGGCTCATGGAAATAAGAAAGTTAAATCCGGTGGAGTAGGTAACTACATTGAAACCAAAACTGGTGAAAAATACTACGAGGAAACTTATGGTAAAATATCTTAAAAATTTAACATATTTTATTTGGTAATTAAATAAGTATTTATTAATTTAGCAGCAGTTAAGCAATAAGTCATTATTTTAACGCGGAGGGGAGATTTCCTGATAGTTTGATCCCCTCTTTTTCTCAAAAACATTCAGGACGGAAGTTAACAGGGTTACGTTTTTTAAATGAACAGAAATGGAAAATATTGTTTATTCACATACAAGCATTAGTCCTGCCGTAAAAAGTGGCCCTAAGCCATTGTGCACTTCTGTTCATGCGCCGGAGGGCTTCCGTCATTTAAGAATAAATCCGCAAGTAATAAAGGTTATCTCTGATGAAGGAGATTTAAGATTGCTTGCGGTTTTTTTAAGGCTTAAATCGGAATTTAAGAATTCTTGTATATACAATTCTACTGATAGTAAATTGGCTGGGATATTAAAAGTATCACGTCAGACTGCCGGGAGGATGAGAAAGCAATTAGAGTTGAAAGGCTGGGTAAGGTATCACAATAACAACTTAATGTTATTAAAGGTAAGTGAAATCAGCCGGGATTATGTTTGTCATAAACCTGAGAAGTTCAGCAAGAGAGCAAATGTATATTTAGAATGCAAGAATAAACAAGTAAAAGAATTAGAGACCTATTTAAGGTATTTAATAATAAAGCACAAAGAGGTTACAAAGAACTTTGCAATGGAGTTAAGTCATGACCTGCATAAACCGAAAACAGTTAAGGAGTATAAAAAGCTTCTTAGCCTATCAAAGAAGTATTCGATAGAAGCTTCTGAGGGTGAAAATGACTACAGGCTCCAAATAAGCTACAAAGGAATTGCCAAGCTCTTAAAGTGTTCAGTAGGATCAGCCTACAATTTTGTCCGTAACATCGCGCGGAAAAGCTTCCTGCATGTACATTCCAAAAAAGAAGTATTACTATCTAACATACCAGAACACATATGGAAAGACTATCTGTCCTACCAAAAGGTATATAAGAACTGCATATACTCCTACGGATATATAATAAAGATATACTGTAATAAATATACCCTATTAGTATAATGCTCATTATTTGAATATAATATATCCGAATAGTTCCTTACCGAAGGTACCGACTTCTGAATTTTAAAAAGTTCTAAAAGTTCTAAAAGATTTTTCTGGCCTACCAATTCGTAAATAAGTCCTACCCGCCCTACCAATTCTTAATTACAGCACCAACCAATAATCATCAGGCAGCATACAGCCTAAAAAGAATCTTAAAAATATCTAAGAAGTAAACCATAATAACCTAATAACACTATACATGCACATTATACCCAAAATTTATCTTTTTACCTCATTTGTGGGGTTATATACCTTACCTACCTTACCGCATACCCTGATTTCCTTATTTCCCTGCCCTCTGAGAAGCTTTTAACACTCTTCCCTTGCCTACCTACCTTTAAATATAAATAATGGCTTATAAGTCAATTCTGACAATAATGCGTGGGATTGGTTAATTTGCTTAATAGCTTTTGTTTACGTTTGAGGATTAAGGCGTTTATTTGCTGCTCGTAAATTTGAATGATTCCTTCTAGTTCTTCGCAGCTCAAAAAGGTTAAAAAGTTCACTTTATTACGTTTTTTTACCTCGTTTCTGCTATCATCAGGGTTAAGAATATCCAATTGCAGCATGATAGTATAGATTAAAATCTCTTTTAGTTCGTTATTTGGATCCATGACTTAAATTTTGGTTAAAATTACACTTAAAAATTGAAAAAAAGGCATTTTTGTAACTGCTTAATTATTAACTATTTAGTCTACTTTGTCCACCGGGCGGAGACAAAAATTTTAGGGGCTAAAAAATACCTTAAAAAATAGCCGTTTGCCTACCTGATTTTAACTATAAAATGGCTCCTATTTCGTTTAATGTGTCTGTGTATTGTGCTACGGTGCCGCTGAAATAAAAAAGAATGTGCCGCGCGGCGGAGCCATCAAGGATGCACTCAGGACAAAAGTACTCGTTTTTATCCTTATAATGAGTTAAGATATTTATTTTAGTTTCTTTTAAACAACACGCACAGTCTATATGAGTTGGTTTGAGATCGGGTATAATTTCTCCAATGCTGATTAAGTTTTCAATTTTCAGTTTCATAATTTCTAAATTTTAATATGTTAATTAATTAGTTCGCTTGCCTACCTGTTTTTAAATATGTTTTAATAGTTCTGTCCATTGATCAACTGTAAATTTACCGTATAATGAGCGCGCCGCGTTTCTGTCGATTTTTAGTTTTTCGGTTGCTATATCTAAAAAATCACTGTATTGTTTACAAGTTGGTAATGTCATGGTTTTATTTTTTTAGTTGTTTTTAAATCGTCTTGAATGAATTTAGGCAGGTGTTCAAACTTTATTACAGTTTCTCCGCCGTCTGCGTATCTAATAAGGGCTAATTTTACGCCATTGCTAGTGTACGTCTTTATGAGTGCTGCACTTGTTAACATGATTTTATTATTTATACGATTTTGTAAAGTTTTGAAAATTTCAATTATTTATATAAATTATATAAATTTTATTTATTTTCAAAATTTATATGTTTTTGTAAAGTTTTTAATAAATTAATATTTCATTTATTTTTATTTCTAACTGTTCAATGTTTTGAAATTCTCCGGCGTACATTTCGCGCTCAATTTCAATAAAAGCCGTTAAAACTTCATCTAATATGATATAATAACCTATATACTCATTATTTAGCATAATATCTGTATGGGCTTTTCTTTCGTCCGTTTCTGGGTGGCTTATATAACTTAACATAACTTTAAATTTTAATAGATTAATAAATTTTTTTAATTAGTTTGCATCTTACTATTGCGAAGGGCGGGCAGCCTTCCGCCTCACAAACTTTAAATTTTGCTGTGTCGGAATCTATTGCAGTGGTTATAATGTTAATTTTTCCGCTGTCACTTTTTAGTGTTATTTTATAAATATTCATTTTGATAGTTTTAAAGGTTAATTAAAAAATTAATTTTTCTACTATTTCAATACTTATTACTGATTGATTGCAGTAAAGTTCTTTTTCTCCTTTTTTCCATTTTTCAATATCTTCCTTGTATGGCTCTAAGTTTTCCGCGTCTACTAAATTAGAGTAAAAAATTAAATTTTGTTCTTTGTCAATATCGGCGTGCTGAAAATCAAAAGGTAAAAAAACTGTATTATTAAAATGGTTTATAATTGCATCCTGATAATTTAGGGCTTTACATTCACTTGTTAAGGTATAAAAATTTACGTGTTTACCTTCGCCGTTTTCGTATGTATCAATATAAACGTCGTGTTGTGTTGTTATTTTATAACTTTTCATGGCTGATAGTTTTTATTGGTTAGTTAATTAGTTTAATTCTTCTTCGATTTCTTTTATAAGTTCTTCAATCATTTCCGGTGTTGTATCTTCGTTCCAATTGTCGCTAATAAATTTTAAGTCGTTTAATATCTCTTCGCCTAAAATGTAAACTAACATGTTACAAACGTGCTCCGCTTCGCCTAGCTTCGTGTTAACTTCGCCAAAGTTCATTTGCTCGTATTCCTGAATAGTTTCAATAGCGTTAAAAACTCCGTAGTTATCAATTAACCATTGTTCAGCCTTGTAACTTCCTATAATAAAATAGTCAGTATTAAAAACTTCGTGGTGAATTTCGCTAACTGGAATGTCTGTCAATCTTCCATCTTTTGCAGCGTCTAAAATAGTGTTTAATAATTCTACTCTAGTTTTGTTTTCGATTGTTGTTCTCATGGCTGATAGTTTTTAAATTGTTATTGTTTAATTATCTGATACAAATATACAACAAGAACGGGCAAAATGCAAATTTTTTTTGTACTTTTTTACAATAAATTATGTAACTAGCTGATTATCAGGCTAATTAATTTTACATTAACATATAAATTTATTTATTATTCATTATTTATATATAAATGTAAACTTTTAAATAAAATCGTGCCAAAGTTTTTATTTAGAATAAGTCTATATAAAATAATATCATGCCAAAGTATTAATATTATATAATTTAGATACATTCTAAACAAAATAATATCATGCCAAGTTTTGTTAATTTCAATATTTTTATTTAGTCTAATTCTAAATAAGCGGCGGCACATAGTAATAATATTATTTAGAATGATTCTAAACAAGTAAGGCAGCAATTTATTATTTTTTTTCTCATTGGCTTACCTACAAAAAAATATTTTTACATAGCTAAAAATAAATTTATTCAATCCTATTTTATAGATGGATCATGTAATTTAGTCGGTCAACAAAAAAGGCAGGCAGATAGTAGGCAAATAAAATAAGCCCCCCGTATAGGCAGACCTACCCCCCGATTTTTGTAGAGGGGTATATAGCATCCCCCAAACTTCTATGCGTATAACTATGAAGAGTAAGAAGCATCCCTCAGACTTTCTTACATACAATAAAAAGAAAGGGGAGCGTTACAAGTGGGTATCTAGCAGTTTGAGGATATTTAGCCAATGTTGTTTAGTTTTGAAATAGATTTCCATTGTTGTTGCACCGCCTTTTTCGTTCATGAGGTATATGTCTATTCCGTACAGGTCGGTATCGTCTTTGTAGGAGTAGTAGCCTTTGAAGTCTATTTGGTTGAATGTGAACATTACATAGTTGTCAACGTAGACTTTCACGCGGCCATTGTAGATTGTTAATTTGTACTTGTGTGTTTTCATGGTTTATTTATTGATTTAATTGTTTCTTCATAAATATCAGTAAAATGGGTATCGCTTATGTTGCCATAATACTTTCCTAATCTATGGAATTGAAATGCTACTTCGAAAATGTATTCCTTCATATCTTCTTGGCATTGAGTATAGCCATCAATCCAAATTTGTCTTTCATAGGTATTACCATCTTCCATTGGGTTGTAAGGGTCATTTATAAGTCTTGGGTATTCTAAAAACGCCAACTGTTCTATTTCTTTTTTAGTTTTCATGTTTATTTATCTTTAAGGAATATAGCTTCTATTTGCTCCATTGAATATACTTGACCATTCAGTCTGTACTTTAATTGCCATGTAGGGCACAGCTTTTTAAGGCTAAAGCACTTGTGATTTTTCTCATAGGGAAGTCTGTAAATATCGTCCCCGACAATCTTGTAAGGAATATCTCCTACTTTAAATTCTTTTTCCATAGTAATTAATTTTCAGCAAATATAATAAATAAATTCTATTTGTACAAATATACAAATGTTAAAAAATTAATTGACTTGATTATCAACTAAATAATTTGTATTTTTGTATAATTAAAAATAATTTATTACATTTGTGGTTATGGATATAGAAAGAATACAATGGTGGATAGAAGCAGAATCAATAAAGCTTCGCATTAGGGCTGATCGGGAGAGGCTAGAGAGAATGGAGAAGGATACATTTTGCAGACAAGTAAACAATAAAAACCAAAATAAAGATGACAAAAACAGTGAAACAAATCACAAAGATCAGGCTAAAGGATGATGGCTTGAAAGGGCTTGAGGTTACTTACATGCACCCTCAGGAGAAGGACAATTTGATATGGAACAATGAGCATATCGAAAAAAGGAAACATCCTATTCACAATGACCTTGAAAGTTCAATTAATGACTTGAGAAATTTCATGTTAGAATTATGTGGTTATTACAATGAGACTATTTCTGTAATGCACAAGGATTATCTTATTGACGAAACAAAGATTACTGAGTTGGTAATTAATGGCTCCGACAGTTTTAAGATTTCAGGTGAAATGAGAACATTGGGTGACAAGTTCATTAAGATTTCAACGCCGGATGTTGAAGTGTCTGATGGGTATTCTCACTTTGATACAGTAGTAAAAGTTATTGCTAAAATTGTAGAGGAAACTCATGAGTACATTTCTGGTAAAAAGAAACTAGATGAGGCTGAGTTTTTAAAGAAATTTGCTAAGTTGAAAAATGACGATGTTCTGATTAAAGAATTTAAGGACATGAGCAACAAAGAAAAGAGAGATAAGTGTACAGAGATATTGGAAAAAATGGGAGCAGTTGTTTTGATTAATGACGAATTGGAGATTGATGATGTTGATGTTCAATTAAACATTCAAGAAGTAGAGGTTGAAGCAATTGAGCCTGTTGTTTTGGATGTTAAAGAAGAATCGGAACCATTAGAAATACCATTAACTCCGCCTGCATTTAAAGCCCCTGCATTCTAATGAAGCTATTTAATCCAAAAGTTCAGTTAGAGCCTGTTCAGCATAAATACTTTAATAATGAAACAGGCGAAGAATACATCAGTGTTAGTAAACTTTTGGGATCTTTAGGAACCAAGTTTGATTCAGAAAAAGTATCCGCTATGGTTGCCAAAAAGAGAGGTGTTAGTCAAGAATCAGTTTTGCAGGAATGGAAAGATATTGCTACAAAATCTACTGATCATGGAACTAGGATTCACAATGCCTTAGAGAGGTACAAAAAGTTTGCTACTATACTCCCGGAAGATGAAGATTTGCGAGAAATGATAATAGACGTTTGTTCTAACTATAAAGACTATTATCAGGTTTACGATGAGTTGACATTGTACCACGATGAAACAAGAATTGCCGGGACGAGCGATATGATTTGCATGATTAGCAAAAGCAAAGGATCTAAGTTTGACGTAGAAGATTATAAGACTAATATGCGTAACGGTATAGAGACTTTTAATAAATACGGAACTAGATTAAATCCTCCATTTGATTATTTGGAAGATTGTAACTTTGTTAAGTATTCTTTGCAGTTAAGCATTTACGCGTACATGTTTGAGCAATTAACGGGCAAACAATGCAGGAAACTAGGGATTAGGTTTATTCCCCCTGACAACTACATGAAGCATATTTATATGCCAGTGATGTATTTAAAACCAGAAGTAGAACATATTTTAAGAATCAGAAAACAAAATTTAACTAATGAAAAACTGTAAAGAAACAATAAAATTTTATAATGGCATATTTTTGCTATTGGTAGTGGGATTTTTAGTGATGTTTTTTATGTACGCAAAAGAGTACAATAATCACCACAAAGAAGATTCTTATTGGTCAAGAAAATACGATTCTTTGATTAATGACAATAAGGCAAATGTTAGCGACACTATAATATTTAAATAACATGCTATTTTATTTAGATGAAAAGAATACGGCTGTTTTGCACCCGGATGCAATCAGATTGTGTCCAGAGTTAACTGTATTGGATGAAAAAGAAACATTGGCTATTATACTAGCTTATGACTACAAGTCTCCTTACAGGCAATTTGTGGATTCGGATAGGCGCAGAAAAGCATTAGTTCATGTTTACGGTAATGACGATAAAAACATCTTTGATAAAGACAAAATCAAGCAAGCTGTTGAAGCGTACATTAGTTTACAATACAATCCAAAAGTTGAGCTAGCTAGAACCTATCAATCAAAGATAGATCAATTGCAGGACGAAATGGTATTGGCTTCTGATGAAAAAGAAATAGCAAGGATTATCAAATCTATTAATGCTATTAGAGAATCCATTAGAGACTTGGAGACTGAGGTTTACGATGAAGTGGCTAAGGAGGGAAAGGTAGTCGGAGGTGGAACATTGTCCTTTTTGGAGAAGTTTCAGAGAAACAGAGATAGATATATGTCTTTACTAAGAAAGAAAAAGAAATGAGTGTACCTAAATACCCCTATAAAAAGGGAAAAGGATTTTGCCCGAATCCTGTGGCAAAACATGGGATTCCAAAGTATGCTGACAGCAAGTACAATAAAAGCGTAATAGGAACTCCTGATTGGGAAAAGTATTGGGAGGAACAGCTATATTATATACTGCATGGTTATCAAACTGGCGGAATGTTTATTCCCGGAAGATATTACTACTATGCTAACTTTAAGATATTCGATACCGTATTAGGACCACGTAATGCAGATATTTGTGATTTGCATTTAGAACTAGCCTATGTTATTGAGCATTGTAAAAAGAACGGATTAAACTTTATAGGTCCTAAGAAACGTAGGGGAGGATTATCTGAAGCTTTTAATAACATGGTTATTGATTATGGTTACAGGTTTATTCCCGGATATAATGCAGGTGTGGCAGCAGGACTTTCTACTTATACCGAAGAATTTATGAAAAAGTGGGGAGTTCATGATAACATATTAGTTCCTGAATTACGATTAAGGAGTAAGGGTACTGATGAAATAACAGCATGTTATGATGTTATTGACGAGAATGGTAAAAGGGAAGAAGGTACATTTAATAAGATACATGTAGCTACAATGTTTCAGAATGCCAACTTATTTAAAGGTTTATTTTTGAATGATGTGGTTGCAGAAGAGGGAGTAGAGTTTAAAAAACTAAAAGCATTTTTTAATGCAACTAAGGCTTGTTTAATGTACGGTTCAGTTCAAAAAGGTAACTTTTGGACTTGGGCAACAGGTGGTAACAAAAGTTCTGCCGGAGAAGATTTTGAGGAAATGTGGCACAATTACGAATCGTATAACATGTACAGATTCTTTATAAAGGGAACTAGATTTTATCATCCATTCTTTGCTGGAGCTACAAATGACTTGGGCGAGAATGTAGAAGAAGTTCCTAATTTAAAATTGAAATATCAGCCTTACGAAATGTTGGGCATTGAGGACGAAGAGGCTGCTGAAGAAAACATCAAAAGAGTAAGGCAACACTTATTGGATACCGGAGATATAGAAGGGTGGATTGAGGAATGCCAAAACAATCCATTGACAATAGAAGAAGTATTTAAGAAAGTATCTAGCAACAAGTTCGATATTGAATTGCTAAACAAAGTAGGATTTGATTTAGCGTCAAGCCCAAAGAAATACGCTAAGTATAAATTAGAATTTGTAAAAAATGACAAAGGAGAAAGAATGATACCTTTGAGAGTTGAGGCTATCCCGGCAAAAGATACTGATTTAGAGAAAGACTGCGTATTGATTTCAATGGATGGACATCCTGTGGTTGGTGTAAATAATCTTTACTCAGCCGGGATTGATAGTTACGATCAGGATCAATCTAAAACATCTAAGTCATTGGGAGCCATGCTAGTAATGATAAGAGACCACAGATTACCTAGTGCCCCAAAAATGAAGCCTGTTTGTGTTGTTAGGAATCGTCCTGACAGAAAGGAAAAGTTTTATGAGATGTGTTTAAAGGTAGCTATTTATTACAATCTGAACTCATCGGTATTAGTGGACGTTGCAAAGCCATTTATTATAGAGTATTTTAAATCTAATGGCGGAGGAAGATATTTAGCTAGAAGGCCAAAGAAATTTGAATCGGCAAATAGTGAGCAAACTCACGAATATGGTGTATCTTTAAACAAATGGTCAAGACCTGCAATGGTTGCTGTTATGCAGTCTTACATATTAGATCATGGAGAAAATATAGTTTTCCCTACACTAATAGACGAATTAAAAGCTTATGACGAATATACAAATGATTCCGATAATGATTTAGCGGATGCCTTAGGAATATCGTTAATGCAGGATATATCAAATTCTCTGAATCCGCGTGACGAAAAAGAAAAGGATAAGTACAATAAATACTTACTAAATGATGAATTTAGTTTTAATCCTCCAAAGTTAAAAGGCATAGAACAAGACCATGATTTATTTGGTAAATAGTATGTTAATAAATAACATTTAATAAAAATCATTATTATTTGTATTTTTAGGCAAAATTTACCAACATGGTATTTTAAATTAAATAACGAAATTTAATTATAATGATCTTTCCAAGACAGGACATCCCAGAAAAGGATAAGACGTTAGAGTGGGTGAAACTTCATCTAAACTACGCCGAAACTATTTTAAATAGGAGAAATAACATTTACTCTATAATGAGCAGATTGTATAATACCTATAATGGTATTAAGAATGCAGATGCTTTAAGATTTATAGGTAAAACTTATGGCCGAGAAAACAAATCAAGATTCATTTCTTATAGATTAGGAAGGAATAAAATAGAACTACTTAAAGGTGAGTGGCTTAATCAGGCGCTTAAACCAACAGTAACTACTATAAATTCTGATGCTAAAATTAAGAAATTAGATGAAGCTGATTTAGTTAGAGGGGCTCTTTTGGCGCGTGATGAATTAGCTAAACTTAAAGAGGTTGGCGTTGACGTTCTTGAGGGAATGCAGTTACCGGAGGGTGATCCTGATGAGGTTTGGAACTCAATGACTTTCAAGGATAAGAATGAGCATGTTATGCAGTTGATATTGGAAAACGGTATCACTGAATTGGACATGAAAAATAAACTTGCAAAGAACTTTCTTGATTTGGAAATTACCTCAATGTGTTACGGAAAGATTGATATTGATTTAGAGGGTAATGTAAATTATATAAAGATAGATCCTCGTGATGCTATCTTTGATGAAATAGAGGGGGATGACTTTATTGAAAGGGCTCCATTAAAGGGCGCAAGGTATAGAATGACTATTTCCGAAATACTAAGGAAATACAATCTTACTAAAGAGCAAAGAGAAATGCTCAAAGCGTATGAGAATACTGGGAACCAAAATGCCGGGACTAGAAGAGCGACAACATATCAAATCAATGGTGATTTATGTATGGATGTTGTTCATATAGAATGGATTTCTTATGTACCAACTTACTATAAACTTTCTCCTAAAACTCAAAAGCAATTAGAATTAGATCCTTCGTCTGAGTATTACACTATTCAAATGGATGCTGCTGAGTATGAGAACAACAGAGAGTATTACGATAAGCTTGTAGAAAAAGGTAAATTGTTAGGTATTGAAACTAAATGGGCTGAAGATATTCGCGAGGCTGTTAGAATCGGTGGTGTAATTAGCTTAGATTTAGGCAGAAAGAAATTTCAGCCAAGAAGAGTAGATAATCCAAACAGGGTTGTTGATATGTCTTATGTTGGATACTTATTTAATACAGTTGATGGAATAAGAATTTCTTTACAGCAGATAGTAGAAAACTTTGATTCTGCTTTTGATATTTGCATGTATCAGATATTAAAAGAATTGAATATTGCAAAAGGTAAGGTTATCGGATACAACAGAGCTGCTTTACCTCAAAAAAGAACAATGAAAGAAATTATTTACGATGCCGTAAATGATGGATTTATTGACTTTGATACTTCGGCTGATGGTAACGAATCGGGAAGAGAACTTAATTTACAAGACTTAATACAAGTATTGGATATTGGTTTATCTGCTACATTCCAACAATTAGTAATGTTAAAGAATGATATTCGTCAAACATTAGATTTAATTACCGGGATTAACGAGAATCGTCAAGGAGATATTGCTGCGAGTTCTACAGTAACCAATGCTCAAATAGCAATTGGAGCTTCTAAAAACATTACTACTCCTTTATTTTATGGAATGAATAAATTCACAGAAAGAGTATTAATGAAGATGTGCGAATACTATAAATTGTCTTATGGATTCTATAAGGTAGAAAAAGGAAAGCAAATCTTAGGAGATGTTCAGCAAAGATTCTTAGTAATAGAAAAAGAAATTGGCTATCAGGATTATGGAGTTACCATTCAGGACGGAGGTAAATATGCTGAAATGAAGAATAAGATTATGCAGTTAGCTGAAGTTTCATTAAATGCAAAAGAAATAAGATTAGAAGATTTAATGCAATTAGAAACTGCTGAATCATATACCGAAGCTAAGAACATATTAAAGAACGCTTGGAAAACTATACAACAAACTGCGGCTGAACAACAACAAAGACAATTAGAAGCTCAACAGCAAATGCAGGCTCAACAATTGCAAGCTCAACAGCAGATGGCTTTAGAGAATAGAGAAGATATGCAGGCATCAAGAATTGATGAAATAAATGCAAAAACTCAAGGTCAGATTATGATTGACAACAATAAGATGGGTAAGCAAATGATTGTTGATACTAATAATATAGAACAAAAGGCTGTCTTTAATGACAAAAACGGAGGTATGCCTCCTCCTATGGCACCTATGTAAAATTAAAAGCTCTGAATTTCAGGGCTTTTTTTATATATAATAACAAAAATTATTTTTCAACAATTATTTTTATTTAGACTAATTATAAATAAAATTATTATATTTGTTTAAAATTCATTAAATGCAAAAGAAGTATTATAGCCCAAATGAAGCCACTGGAGGTGGTGAGGCTGTGGCCACTGCGCCCAATTTTGAGCTTTTGTCTGAAGATTTATTTGATCCAAGCTACAATGCTACGGCAGTAAAAGAGGAAAAGAAAATCGAAGATAAAATAGAGCAAGAAACAAAAGAACAAGTTCCGGTTGATTTAAACTTAGAGGAGCCTAAAAAAGAAGTTGCTGACGAAACAAAAGTTGGCGAAGAAAACAAAGAGCAAAAAATCGAAGAGGTATCTACAGAAACAAAGGCTGATGATTTTGAATTAAAATTAGATGATTCAAATATCAATGGTGCTTCTGATGAAAATCTTTGGGTGGAAACTGCTAAAAACATTTTTGGTATTGAAGCTGCCGAAAACTCTTACGAAGGATTTATCACTGCTGCGCAATCAGCTATTGAGCAAGCCGAATTAAGAGGTAAGGAAACTACAATAGAAAAAGAGTTAGCAAGTTTACCTGTAGAAGCTCAAGTTGACTTTTTATTGTTGCGTGAGGGATATACTCGCGAGCAAATAAATGAGCCAACAAAAGAGATTGACACTTTATTGACTATGAGCAATATAGATCTTGTAAAAAAAGATTTAGAGCTACAGGGAATGAGTGAAAGTTTAATAGAAAAAGAAATAGAATTATTAACCGAAAAAGGAGTAATAGATCACGAAGCCGAAAAAATTAAATTAGTTTTGCATAATGCAAGAGAATCGGTATTAGCGGAAAGACAGCAATTAGCTCAACAAGTTGCAACGAATTATGAAGCGAAATTGCAAGCTGAAAGACAAGCTGAGGCACAACTCATGACAAATGCTTTTAACACAGTTAAAGATTTCATGGGACAACCAATTAACGAGAATGCTCGTCAACAATTGGCTCAAAGATATGCCGAAGGTCAGTATGACAGCATTCTTAATGATCCTGCTAAGAAAGCCGAATTTATCATGTATCATCACTTTGGTGAGCAAGCCGCAAAGAACATACGCAACAAAGCGTTAGAAGAAGGCAGGGAGAAAGTTACTAAACATCTTTCAAACGTCCCTCCTGTTCCGCAGCAAAACAACACTAGAGTATCTGCAAAACAAAATGCTAAGACAACTTCTGGATTCGAGGCCTTAAATTCACTTTTTGGAGAATAAAAAATAAACAACCCAAAATAAACAAAAAACAAAAAACAAAAAGCCATGAATATTAACATTAACAGAGGCACATGGTCTGGCGATTGTACAGACGAAAACGATTTGATGTTGAATCAAATTAAGTATCCAGCAATTAGAAAAATGTTGGAATACAAAGATCAGCGTATGGTTTCTACTTTATTAGTAAACGGTGCAGTTGGTCCTTACGGAATTAAAGATGTTCCAAGCTCAAAACTTCCTTCATTAGAAGAAGGTAAAATGGTAGCAGATAATGCTTATCGTTTTAACATCATGGGCCGTATCCAAAAAGCATCTAACATTTTATCTCAAGTTGGTTCAACTTCAACTGATGGAACTTTCCAATTAGTAATGGCTGACAACTATTTAGTACCGGGTATGAACGCTGTATTTTACGGTGGTCGTTTTACTGCTCGTGTAATGGGATACCCTGTTGGAACTTCAGGAAACTATACATATACTTTCCAATCTCCAAATGGTGAAATTTTCAGTTATGCTACTCACGTTGCTCCGCAGCCGGGTGTTAAAACTTGTTTTGGAAGTTATACTTCTTATGGAGAAGCTTCTTTACGTGGTTACGGACGTTCACATTTCCCTGATACTTATATCAACCACACTACTATCCAACGTAAAACTGTTTCTATCACTGGTACAGCTTTATCTGATGTATTATGGTATGAAGTTGAATCAGAAAATGGTCCAATCAAAGGATGGATGTACGAGCAATTACAACAAGCAAGAGCGCAATTCTTAATGGAGCGCGAATACCAAAGATGGTTCGGTATCTCTACAATGAAAGATGCTAACGGTGCTTTATTAGCTATTCCACGTTTAATTGATCCTGAAACAGGAAAAGGAATTATCGCTGGTGATGGTTTAGAAGAGCAAATCAAAGGCGGTAACGAAATTTATGGTTCAGGTGTGAACGGTGAAGCTACTGAAGATGATTTCGCTGATATGATGAAAGCTATCCGTAAGAAGTCTGATATGGTATCAGGTTTAACTTACGTGTTTGTAACAGGTGAAGATGGTTTCTCTAATGCACAAAAGAAAATGGCTGCATTAAATGTTAACCAAAACATTCAATTGTTCCGTAACGTAGCTGATGTAAACAAAGCTGGTGGAGATACTCCTGAAGCAGGTGTTACTTTCGCTAACTTCAACATTGATGGTGATACTGTATTCTTCATTAAGCATCCAATGTTTGATGATGAAGAGCGTTTTCCTGAAAGAGGTAATGATGGTAAATTATTAATGTCATCTAACTACTACTGCTTGACTATCGGTCAAGGTGCATCTAAAAACATGGATGTATTTGCAAAAGGTGGTAAAAATGGCGTTAACCGTTCATTCGTTAACCAAGAGTTCAACGGTATGACTGGTGCTCAAGGTGCTATCATGTCTGAAGAAGATGCAAAAAAATATGCGATGTTAACAGAGGACTTACTTGTTATTTATAACACTAACAAGTGTGGTATCCTTTACAAATCTGCATAATTAGTTCTTTAAAAATAAGTCCCCCTCTTAATTTGAGGGGGATTTTTTAAATCAATAAATAATAAACAAAATGAATACACTTCAAGAAGCTAACGGTGGAGCCGTTATGGAAGAAAAATCGCCAATGTTTAAAATCATTAAAGATGGACATGGCTTTGAATTAAAAGTTGCTAATTTAGAACATCCAAGCTGGTGTCCTAATACAGGAATCGTAAAGATTGAGGCAACAAAAGTAAGCGCAAGAAACAACAAGAATGTAATTATTAAAACAGTTAATGACAAACAAACCGGAGCAATATTCGGTATTGATATTGGAGTTGACAGAGTAACTAAGGACATTATTTGGGAGCGCATTAATCTAAAAGAATTTGAGTTCTTTGATTTATCAAACAGAAAAGAAAGACAAAGATACATTGTATTAAGCCGTCACTACACAATGGAAGGTAGCCCTAACCAATTTGGTAAACCTAATTGGAGAGTTATTGACCAACAAAGAAAGGCTAGCAATTATCTTGAAGAAAGGTCAGAAAGAAAAAGATCGGCTGAGATTGCTGAAAACTTGACTTATGAACAAATGGTGGATTTAGGTCCTGCATTTGGAATACGTCCCGAAGCTCATTCTCAAACAATGTTAACTGCTGAAATATTAAAAATAGCAGATACGGATCACAAAAAGTTTTTATCAATTTGGGATAATCCAGACAGACAAGGAATGGTTGTATTTAAAAGAGCTTTGAAAAATGGATTGATTTCATTTAATCAAACTTACGGATACACTTATGAAGGTCAAGTATTGGGTAAAACAGAGCCGCAAGCTTATTCTTATTTGACTAGAAATATACAGTTACTTTCAGCAATTGATATGTTATCAAAAGAGAAAGAAACTAACTCGGTTCACGCTTTTACTCCGGTTGTTCCTAAGCAGGTTAATCCTGTAGAAGAAATGAGAAAACAATTAGAGGCAAAAGAAAGAGAGCTTGAAGAATTAAGAAGAAAATTAATACCTGCCGATGCAGCTCCTAAAATGGAAGTTAATGAATCTGAAAAAGAAGATTTAGTTAAAGAAGCCAAAGAATTAGGAATAAGGGGCAGTCACCTTTTCGGAGTTCAAAAGCTAAAAGAAGAAATAGAAAAAGCTAAAAAAGAACAAGAAAACAAATAAATAAAGGCGGCTAAATGCCGCTTTTTTAAATTATAAAAGTATGAATGCTATAGAAATGATGGAAAGAATTGACTTCTACAATGATAGATATAAGTCAGCTCGTTTTGCCGATTCAAACTATATGGATGCTATAAACTCATCCATAAATGCAATGTTTAAAGATAAAACGGATAATAAGAAAATATTTAGAAGATATTCTTTTCAGAGTAATGAGCAAGTTAGAAGAGAATTATATACATTAATTAAAACGGCGACAGTAGTTCCAACTGGCATTAATGTAACGTATCCTGCTGATTTCTATTATTTTGGCAATATGTACACTACAGTTGATGGAAATTCAGTTTACTCAAAACCGACTAATTTAAACGAGATAGGACCATTGCAGGTTGATCCGTTTAGAAAGCCAACTCCTAAAAAAACATATTACATTGAAAACAAAGATGGATTAAATGTTTATTTTGGAACGGGTACTTTTACAAGTGCAACATTAACTTATTTAAAAGTTCCAAACACTGTTTCGATAGGAACTGAAAGCAATAAGATTTATCCGGGAGGATCAGTATTGACAATAGGTCAAGTTTATATCGTTTATCAAGAATGTGTTCACGCAGGAACTACTTATTACGCAGGCCAAACATTTACTGCATCTGCAACTTCTTTAACATCAGGAATAGTTATTTTAAATTCAATTATAGTTAATTGTGATATGCCTGAAAATGTTCATGACGAAGTGTGCAAATTAGCATCCGAAATAATGAATGGAACCATTGAAGATTATAACAAATCCGCGTTTTTACAAAAAGAAGTTGAGAAACAATAATTTGTTGAAAACTAACAAATCTTATTTATAATTAGATTAATTATAAATAATATATTTGTATTATTATAAACCAATAAAAACAAGAAAACATGAGTTTAAAACCAGCACTTCAGTCTATCTTGTTGAAGAGTTCTTCAGCAGCAGACTTAAAGTACAGTGGTAGAGAATTAACTATCACAGGGGCTAAACGTGCGATTAATGTTGATAGAATCGTTTCTATCAAACAAGAAAAGTACAGAGCCGAAGTAGTACAAGTTGTAGAAGCAGGATTAGGATCTTATACTCCTACTGCATCAACTAAGTACACAATTTTATTAGGAGATGTAAATCGTGTAATTCAAGGTGGTCACGAAGTATTGTTACCATACTCTTACACTACTCCTGCTGATTTAACTTTGATTGGAGCTAACGCTGCTGCGCAACGTGAGTTCATTCATGGTGAAATCATTTCTAAAATCAATGCTAACCTTAACAATTATGTTACGGCTGCTACATTAGGTGGTGGTGCAGGATTTACAATCACTGACGATGCAGGTTACTACCCTGTTCATGGTCAAAATCAATCAAACCGTTTAGGAGCAACAACTGTTATCGCTGCTATGAACAATGATGGTTCAGGATTTGGATCATCTTCTGTATCAGTAGTAACTGCTGCTGTTTATTCTTTCGGTGTAGGTGCTGAGTTATTACTTCAGAAACCGGTAATGTACAACATGGCAGGAAACCTTGCTTCTGGTGTATTTACTGCTCCTGTTGCTGCTGATGGCTCTTATGCTGTAAGCGGACAAAACTATGATGGTTTCCGTATTGAAACTTTAGAATTACAATCTGCACATAACGTGACAGGTCAGTGGGCTTTAGTTCCTTACGAAACAATCGTTTATGTTGATAACGGAACTGGTGCTTCTACAGCTAACTTAGCAGGATTTATTGCTTTTGAAGAAGCATTCCACAGATTAGTTGTTAAGTTTTATTCAGCTTACGCTACAATCGTAGGTGAATTTTTCGATAGCCCAACTTTGTTTCAAGGTGCTGCTGGAGCTGTTCCAACATCTGGAGCAGGTAGTGCGGGTGCACAAAATAAAATGGCTACTGAATACGGTCAACTTGTGTATCATTTAATCGGAGATGCTACAATTGCAGTTCCAACGCCTGTTGATGGTGGATTAAATTTAGATCAAGACGCTACTGCTACTGAAGGTGCTGAATACACTCCTTCTTTATTAACTGCTTGTCCTAAAGAATTTACAGTTGGCGCATCAGGAATTTCAGTTTTAGCTCGTTTGACTGTAACTGATCATACTGACGCTTCTGTAGTAATAGGTTTACGTAAAAAAGCTGCTCATCAAGCTGATTTCAACAATTACACTGATTTAGCTGCAATTGGATTCATCGGTGATTTAGTTTACACTTGGGGTATTTTAAATAATGCTGCAACTGTTGCTACTAACACTGCTGTTGTTCCTGCTGATGGAGCTAGCGAAACTTTCGAAATTAGAGTTGACGGAAGTGGTGTTGTAACTGCTCTTTACAATGGTGTTGTTTACCCTGTTTATTCAGTAGGTACTACTCCATTAGTTTTAGATGCTGGTGACATTTTAATTCCAACCGTACGTGCAGTAAACGTAGGTGGTGGTGATCCCGATGTAATCATTAGCGAGCTTTTAGCTGTTAACGCTGATGATTGGAAAATCTAATAAACCCAATAAATAATAAGGGGAATGTAAAAGTTCCCCTTTTTTAAATACTAATCATGAATACTCAAAATAGAAATACATTATATAGGCTATTAAGCGAAAAAGATAGTATAGCTATTGGTTATGAGAAATTATCAATAACCGGAACAGCTCAGGCCTTAACAATTCCTGACGGAGCTACCTATGCTGAATTAAGACTAGAGAGCGATGTTACAGCTTCTATACCTGTAAGATACTTAATGTTAGGTAACGATACTCTTCCTACATCAACTGTTGGAATGGCATTAAATCATTTAGATTTTTTCGATATTGATAATGGCACTAATATGATGAATTTTAGAGTTATCAGAACAACAGCAGGAACTCATACTTTACACGTACAATATTATAAGTAAAAAATGATAACAGCATTAAAAAATTACAGAAGGATATTCTCGCAAAATGGCGGTGGAGGAACTGGCGCTGGGTTAACCTATAAAGGTACTTGGGATGCTAATGCTAATTCTCCATTTTTAACGAGTGGGGTAGGAACTGCTGGGGATTATTATGTAGTTTCAACTGCTGGGAATACTAACCTAGACGGAATAACCGATTGGGACATAGACGATTGGGCTATATTCAATGGTACTATTTGGCAAAAAATAGACAATAGTGAAACAGGCGATAAGAATTATGTTCACACACAATCTGTAGCAAGTACTACATGGAATGTGGCTCATAATTTAGCAAAAAGATGTTCTGTTCAAGTGGTTAATGATAGCTTTGAAGAAATAGAAGCTAGCATAACTTGGACTGACGATAATAACGTGGTTGTTACATTTAACACAGCTACAACAGGATACGTATATTGTAATTAAAAAAATTCTATCGTGGTGATAGAATCTAAATAAAAAAACAAAAAAACAAAAAAATGGCAGTAGACAAAAAGTTTTTTGTAGATATTAATCTACAAGGCAATGCGTTAAAAAACGCAACAATCGGTACAAACTCTGATATGACCAAAGGTGGTTCATTTCAGTATAATGGAACAAGATTAGAATACTATAATGGTTCAAGTGTTCAACAAGTAGCTGACTTGTCTGATATTTCAGCAGTAACAGGTGGTTTGATTCTTCAAGGTGGTTATGACCCAACAACAAACATTCCTGATATTGCTAATGGTACAGCTAAAAAAGGTTTCTTTTGGGTTGCAACAGCAGCAGGTACTTTCTTAGGTGAAGCTGTTCAAGTTGGTGATTCTTTAATTGCGACAGTTGATGACGCAGGAGCTTCTATTAGTGATTGGTTAATTCTTCAAGGTAATGTAGTTATTGCTACTGATTCAGTAGATGGTATTGTAAGATTAGCTACACAAGCTGAGGTTGATGCTGGAACAGAAGGTGGTGCAGTTGTATTAACTCCTGCTACATTTGCTGCTTCTTCTCAACTTGCTGACATTAATAATTCAATTGATGCTTTAGAAACAGATAAGTTAGCAAGAGATGGTAGTCAAGCAATGACTGGTGCCCTTGATATGGATAGTAATGTCATTACTAACATATCTGCTCCAGTAAACGGAGGTGATGCAGCTAACAAAGATTATGTAGATAATGCTGCTTCAACTGCACAATCAAATGCTGAGGCAACTGCTTCTGCTGATGCTACTGCAAAAGCTGACGCTGCTCAAGCTGCTGCTGAAAGTTATGCAGATGGTGTTGCTTTAACAGCAGAAAATAATGCAAAAGCTTATGCAGATTCATTAGCTCCAAATTATGACGCAGCAGGTTCAGCTACAACAGCAGAGAACAATGCTAAAGCATACGCTGATAGTCTTGCTCCTAATTATGATGCTGCTGGATCAGCTACTACTGCTGAAAATAACGCTAAAGCTTATGCTGACAGTTTAGCTCCAAACTACGATGCTGCTGGTGCTGCTGCTACAGCAGAATCAAATGCTAATTCTTATACAGATTCAGCTATTTCTCAAGAAGTAACTGACAGAAATGCTGCTATTGCTACAGCAAAAGGTGAGGCTATTGCAGATGCTAACTCTTACACTGATGGTGAGATTGCACAAGAAGTTATTGATAGAAATGCTGCTATTGCAACTGCTAAATCTGAAGCTATTGCTGATGCTAATGCTTATACCGATACTGGTCTTGCTACTAAGTTAGACTTAGCAGGTGGTATAATGTCAGGTGACATTAACATGAATAGTAATGCTATTTTAAACCCTAATTTAAGTAATGCTACATTAGGCTCATCTTTAGAGGCAAATAGCAATTCTATTATTAACTTATCAGACCCAACATCTGCTCAAGACGCTGCTACTAAGAACTATGTAGATACTCAATTAGGTGCTTCTGTGTTTAGTGCAACATTTGCTGATACTGATTGGACTTATGATGCTGTAAAAGGTTATTACTCTTTAGAGGTGGCTCATTTTGTTAACTCTTCTAATCCAAAAGTATCTGCTTATGTTTCAGGTAACTTAGTAGAATTTGCAGTTCAAGTTTCTGATGCTAATACAATTGTATTAAAATCTAACATTGCTGCTCCTGCATCTGTAAGTGTAGGTGTTTCTAAATAAAAATTAAATAATCCCCTCTTGAAATATAGAGGGGATATTTTAAACAAATAATAATATGTCAGAAAAAAAGTTTTTTGTAAATATTAATCTTCAAGACAATGAGGTTAATAATTTAAAAGCAGACACTTTAGATATTACTACAAATGCTGCAAGTGCTAACACTAAAAGAATAGTGTATTGGGCAGGACAATATTATTATTCAGACGGTACTAATTGGGTACAAATGGATCCTAGTGGGTACGTTCCTTATACGGGAGCTACTCAGGATGTAAACTTAGGCGAATACGGAATATCCGCTGGACAATTTAATTTAGATACTTCACCTACAGGAACTCCTGTTGTGGGATCTACTACATGGAATGATTCATTAGGTTCTTCTGAGACCTTATTAAAGGGAGGAAGTGTAACCTTAAAAAACGGAGTTGACTTAGTTGCTAGAGTGGTAAACAAAGTCGTTCCAAATACCACATTAACTAAAGCAGCATATCAAGTTGTAAAAGTTAGTGGAGCACAAGGACAAAGATTAGCGATTGATTTAGCGCAAGCAAATAACGATAATAATTCTGCTGATACATTAGGTGTTGTAACAGAAACAATAGCTACAAATCAGGAAGGATTTATAATCACTGTTGGTCAATTAGAAGGAATAGATACTACTGGTAGTTTACAAGGTGAAACATGGGGAGACGGAAATGTTCTTTATTTGAGCCCAACAACTCCGGGAGCAATTACAAATGTTAAGCCAAATGGTTCAACAGGTCATATTGTAGTAATAGGATACGTAGAATATTCTCACGCCGTAAACGGAAAGATATACGTTAAGATAATGAACGGATGGGAGCTAGATGAGCTTCATAACGTTTACATTAATACAGGAACTTTAGCCAATAATGATGTTTTGACTTACAATAGTTCAACACAATTATGGGAAAATAAACAACCAACTGGGGGCGGAGGCGGGGTAGCTACTGCCACAAATAATTTATTTGCTTATTACAATTTTATATAAAAAATTATTAATTTTAAAACAAAAAAAAATATGATGACATACCCTGCGCCCGATGGGCATATTATAGAAAGCTTGCCATATCCAGAGGAAATTACTTACTCTTGTTTATGTAATCCATTAGAGTATGCTGATGGCGTTTATCATACAGACGAAATAAAAGGAGCTGCTACAGAAATAGGAATACAAGGCATTCATATAACTAGAGTAGTTGATAACGGAGATATGACTATAAAAATAAAAGAATATAGCAACGAAGAATTAATAGAATATATAAATAATAATACTTTAATATAATGGCGGCAAACACAACTCCAATATTTATAAAGCAGGGTAACTTTACTCCTGCTAGAATAGCAGCGGCTAATACCGCATCTGATGGATCAGGAACTTTAGTAACATTGGTTACTGCGGTAACTGACGGCACAAGAGTAGATGGCGTAAGATTTATTAATTCTCAAGCTACAGCGGCAGCGGCAGGAGCAAAAGTATATAGAATATTTTTATCTGATACAGCAGGAGCTAATCCAAGATTAATTGGGGAAGTTGCGGCTGGAGCAGCAACAAGATCTACAACAGCTATTGGGCAAACAGCTATTTATACTTTTGACCAACCGATAATTATGAAATCAAGCCAATTAATGACGGTTATTCAATCTGTTTATGCTGGAGTTCAAGACCAAACTGATGCTTGTGCTTTTGCTGGTGATTATTAATAAATTATAAGTTATGGCAACTTACACAGTAGCTCCGGGTGGTGGTAATATAAATTCTGCATCAACTTATGTCGGTGGGGTTGGTATTCCGGGAGCGGCAGACAATATTGACTTTACGACATCATCAGGTCAACTAACTGTTAATATTAGCACTACTATAACAAATATAGATTTTTCTAATTATCAAAATGTAATTACTTTTAATTCTTCATTGATTATTAATGGCAATATAGTGTTTGGTGATGCAGGCGGAAATGCTACATATACAGTTGTAACGAATGCTAATGGAGATTTTAGAAAAACCGGAACAGGTTTTATTACATCAAACAATAAAGTTTGGACAGGAAAATTAACTTTTTTATCTGGTACTTATACTATAACTTTAAATGATAAAGCTACTATTAGTGGAGCGGTTACAGTAGGTGGCTCAGTTGGCACTACAATAACTTTAAGTTCAGCTAATGTTTTAGACACTGAAAGATTTGATGTATTAGGAGATTTTACATATAGTGGTACTTCGTCAGTTTTAGCAGGAACAGCTTTAATTAAGTTTACCGGTACTGCAAATCAAAATATTTCTTGGACCGCAACTGGAGCAGTAAGAAATAATATTAAAATAGATAAAACTGGCGGCACACTTTCTTTATCAGGAACAATAAACTACAACACAGGAACTTTTACCTATGTTCAAGGAATTGTTGATGCAGGCACATCAACTTTAAATTCTGTAGTATCTACAACATTTGCTGCTAATGGAATAACTTGGAACAATGTTACTTTTGCAGGAACATCTCAAACATACACTTTTAGTAATGATTTTACAATAGCAGGAAATTTATCATTATCGGGAACAACTGCAATGACACTTACAAGTAATAATATTTTTATTACAGGAAATTTAAGTATAACAACAACTGCTTCTATAGGTGGAACAACATTAATAAATTTTAATGGAACAGTTAATCAAACTTGGAATCATACGGCGGCAGGTTATTTAGGGACAAGCGTTACTATAAATAAAACAAGTGGAACTTTAACTTTAGGTGCTAATGTTTATTATGCGACAGGTACACTAACACATACATTAGGAGATGTAGATGTTATTACTAATTCTAATACTTTTCAAACTGTAAATGCTACAATAAATACCCCTAATATTACTTGGAATAATTTTTTCTTTGCTAGTAGTGGAGCAAATACTATGACATTAGCAAATAATTTATATATTTCAAACACTTTTACTTGTGGTGGTCAAGGAACCATAAACGGTGCTTTTAATATTTATTGCGGAAATTGCAATATAAATAATTCTTCTTCTGGAGCAACAAATACAACAATAACATATTCAGGAATAATTTATTGTTCAAATAATTTAACATATAGTAGCAATACAGGTGTTTCTTCAATTACAGGAACAGTTTATGTTGGTGGTAGTGTATTTTTTAATGCGCCCGCATCAACTCAAGGAGCAGGAAATATTTATATGGTAGGCAATGGTGTTATATCAAGTTTAAGTATAGCTTATCCTATAAATACAAACTTGTACTTTGATACTAGTGGTAAAATAACCATTAGCAGTCCTATCAATTTCGCAAATGGAGCTTCAAGAATAATAAACTTAATAAGAGGTAATGTTGATGCAAGTAAATGTGATTTATACTTAAATCAAAATTTTAATCACACGCTTACAAATATGCACAAAATTGCTTGGAAAAGTGTTAATATTGCAGGAACAACCACAATTTTAACTATGAATGAGTTTTTTTGTGGTAAACCTAATTTTAAAACAATAGTTGCTTCTACTTCCGCATCAAATTATACAGTAACATTTACCGATAACTTTGAAAAAATAGCGAAGTTTGTAACTATTACTAATTGCACATTATCAAGACATCAACAATTATTGATGCTCACTAATACAAAAAAGAGTTCTACTAATGCGAGAGGTACAAGATATAATAATCAATCCCCTAATGGAATTGCTAAAAATGATGCTAGTGTTTCCAACAATTTAACAGTTGGTCAAACATCAAGCATTTTAATTGGAGATCCTTCAATGATAAAATATTAAAATTAGTTAATAAGTAAAATATTAATATATTGTATTAAAAGTTAAATTTGAAGAAAAATAAATATTAATTATTTAATGAATATGACACTAGAGTTAGCCGAAACAATAATAGGAATATCCGGAGGAATTATCGGATTACTTCTTTTAATATTAGGATACTTTTTAAAGATTATCCATAATGATACCAAAAAAGCAATAGAAGAAGTTGGTAAAAATAAAGGAAGAATAGAGTTAGTTGAACAGCAACTTAATAGTGACGTAAAAAGATTAGAACAAACTACTCAGTTAGAACTAAGAACTCTAGCGCAAACAGTAAATAAGCTGTCAGCAAGCGTTGACCAATTAGTTCAAATTCAACTAGGGCTAGCTAGTAAAATATAATGAAATTAACTCAAGTTCCTTTTTCAGCTAATCAATATATAGCGGAGGAGCACACAAAAAAACAAATTTATCTACATCATACGGCAGGATCAGCAGATCCTTTTGCTGTTTTTAAGGTATGGGAAAACAATCCTGAAAAGATTGCCACTTGCGTAACAATAGGGGGTAAACCAACTAAAACAGCTAAATGGATTGATGGAGAAGTTGTTCAGGGATATAGCAGTAAACATTGGGCTTATCATTTAGGATTAAAAGAATCTACTTTCCATAATTTTAAATTACCATATATTTCATTAGATAAAATATCAATAGGAATAGAAGTATGTAATTTTGGAGGATTGAAATATAAAGAAGGAAAATACTACACTTATGTAAACTCTGTTATTCCTGAAGAGGACGTTATAGAGCTCTCAAAAGAATATAAGGGATACAAGTATGTTCATGCTTATACAGATGCTCAGATATTAGCTATTAAAGAGTTATTATTGCTTTGGAATCAAAAGTACGGAATACCATTAAAATACAATGAAGATATTTGGGATGTAACCCCTAGAGCCTTAAAAGGCGAATCAGGGGTGTTTACTCACAACTCTGTTCGTTACGATAAAATTGATGTTGCGCCACAACCAAAACTAATAGAAATGCTTAAATCATTATGAAACAATTATACACTAAACTTTTAGGATCTTTTGATACAGTTACAAAAAATTCATTTTCTGCACGTAAATTAACAGCATTTGTGATTGCAATGCTAGTTATTGTAATTCATGGATTTTGGATTAAAAACAGTTGCTACAAGTCTGACTTTAGTTTATTTCCCGAAATACTACTTATTGATTACGGAATGATGGCAGTATGCTTAGGATTGACTACATTTGAAAATATAAAATTAAAAAATGGCAAAAAATCTAACACTAGCACTACTAATATTCCTTAGTGTTTCTTGCGTAACCGAAAAGAAAAGACAAAAGATTTGTCAAACTTGCCCGGTAAGAATAGAAAAAGAAATTCATGATTCTATTATAGAAATACTTAGGGACACTACTATTTATATTACTCAACAAGGTCCTATTCAGTATTTGGATAATCCATGTAAAAATCTTTGCGACAGCTTAGGTAAGCTAAAGCCCGTTAAGGTTGAAAGCAAAAAAAATGGCATTAAATCAACTATAACAACAGTTGGTAATTCATTAGCTGTTAACTGCGAGGCTGATAGTTTAAAGGCTGTAATAAACGGTTTAAAAGAAACAATAAGGATAACTAAGGAAAAAGAAATTAAAGAAGTTCCTGTTTGTCATTTAGAGCATAAAACTTGGTTTGATGAATATACTTTTTGGTGGTTTTGGATTACAATATCTATAATTTTAGTTAGATATGGTTTCAAAAAAATTATGTCATTGATTGTTAATAAATAACAATCTTTAAGCTATCTAATTTTTCTTATATTTGTTACCATGACTGGAAACGAAATAACATATACAATCATTAATATTTTGACTAGATTCGGTTTTACCGATGATAGCAGATTGGATCCAGACCAAATAGCGTTTATGCGCGACAATGCTCGTTCACAACTTATTCATCAGGAGTTCAATGCGACCAAAATTATAGATACCGCTTGGATGCAGGATATAGGGTTCGTTCAATTAACTCCTGTGAACTTTAATGATGACGACACTATTCCTTATTGTGAGTGTATAATGTCAAAGGTAACTTTGCCTGACAACATAAGTTTGTACAATCCACAATCAAATACTGATTCATCTGTAAAATTAATTTCTTCTTGCGGAACAAGACAATTTTACTATTATCCAATAGAATTATTGAGAGAAATTCCAAAAGAGCATGTAAGAAACAAATTTTACTATTATTACAAAATAGGTAATTCTTATTTTTTTAATAAACAGATGGACAAAGTAAGGGCAGTAATGGTTTTAAATAGACCAAAAGATGCTTCTGTAATTACTACTGAATTTGTTAATTCGGGAAGTTTGGTTGTTGGAAAAGTTTATAAAGTTTACGAAGCTCAAATTGTTCACAATGGTTTAGGTTACAATCCGGGACAAACATTTACGGCTGTGAATACAATTTTCACAGGTAGTGGAAAAGTAAAGACTGAAAGCAGAACGACAGCATACACTGAAGATAGTCAATACCCTGTACAAGGTGATATGGCTAGACAAATAATATTAGAAGTTCTTACAAAAGAGTTTGGAATAGAAGAAACTAAGATAACTGACGTTAAAAATAGTTCTGAAGATGACGAACAAGAGCGTAAAAAGGCAGTTACTCCTTAATAAAAAATCTGCTAATAGAGGCAGAAAAATGATTAAGGCTGTTACTAAAAAAAGAGTAAAGCGTTCTGAGGTATATAAAGTTTGGGAAGCGTATTTAGATTTGTTCTATGAAGATTTGTTGATGGGAAAAGAAGTTAGCGGAATGGCTAATGTAGGAAAGTTTGTAATAGAAAAAAGCAAAGTATCCGAATCAGCAAAAAGATTGAGATTAAAAGGATTGGTAGCCAAGAAAGGCGTATTAATTCCTTTAAGAGTATTAAATCTAAACAATTTAGATTATGCTTTTAAAGTCAATTATTATAAGGGCAAATCAATAGTTGACGGGGTAAAGTTTTATCCTTGTCAAAAATTAAAGAAGAAAATATTTGAAACAGTAAGTAAAGGAAAAGATTTTAGAGAATGTCAATTAATAGACTAATATCAATAAAAAATCCGATTATAGATGCGCTCGACATGGTTGGCGGAGATAGGTCGGTAGATATGCCTATATTTACTAACTGGGCAGTACAAGCTGAAAAAGAAATAGCAAGTAGATTTGCTATGGTAGTTAAGAAAAAAGTGTTGACTATTAAAGGATGTTCAGCGGAGTTACCTTGTTGTGTAGTTATACTGCAAAGAGCAATTATGGGAGATCATGGCTGTGATTGTGAAAGTTTATTTAATACTTGTTTTCAAAATTCAGGAAATTACTTTATAAACAACACAAATCAATACAGCTCAGGGTTCTTAATAGTTGATTATGATCCAAATTCTATAAATTATTTTTCAGGATTTGTTGATTATCAAGTTCAAAACAATCATATAATTTTCAGAAAAGATTTAGATGGTAAAAAAGTTACCATTGAATACGTTGGTTATCAAGAAGATGAAGATGGATTCATAATGATTTCTGAAAATCACACGAGAGCAATTACAGAATATATATTATGGAAGTATGGTGTTCGCAGCGAATATTCTGCAAAGCCATTATCTCCTGTTTTGACAATGGAGCACAAAAGAGAATGGTTTAGGTTGTGCAAGCACGCAAGAGCTCAAGACAATATATTGACTGAGGCTGATAGAGAAGAAATAGCTCAAACAATAAACAATCCTTACAAAGGAAGAGGTTTATGGGTGGGTATGTATCCAACAGGTTATAGTTATTACTAATGGAATTTACAAACACATTTGAAGGTGGTTTAAATAAGGATTCAAATATCCTTTTACAACCTAGAGGTACTTATAGGGATATGAATAACGGAATGTTAGTTTCCTATGATGGCAATGACTATGTTGTTGAATTACCAAAAGGAACTAAAACTTCTTTTACAATACCTGCTATTTACGATGCAGTTTACACTGTAAAACAATTACCTCCTTCTGTTATAGGCTACATATCTTTTATAGATACGTTAGTTGTTTTTTCAACAAATAGTGCTACTCCCGGTTATGGAGAAATAGGTCAGGTATCTTTCGATAAAGATGGAATAGGAACTTATACTCCCTTGTATGGTCATGTAGAATTAAATTTTTCTATTGAACATCAAATAACGGGGTTTACATTTGAAGAAAATGACAGAATAAAAAGAGTTTATTGGACTGATAATTTTAATCAGCCAAGAGTTTTAAATGTAAAAGATCCTGCATTTACTGAAATAAATTCAGGTGATTTAGTTAATGGCGAACAATACATGGTTGTTGGCGGAGCCATTAGTTATAGCAGTACTAATTATGGACCGGGATTAACAGCAACAAACGTGTTTACTGCTGGAGCAACAACTACTTATACTGTTGTTGATGGCAATCCAAAAGTTTATCAATACATAGATTATAAAGCTTTAAGCTGGTACCCTGACAGAATAAATCCTGAAATAGACTTTAACAAGTATGTTCCGGGAACTCTTTATGGAGGATCCAAGTCTTATTTTATAAGACTAAGCATTGAAAGTCAAGGCATAACTAGCGCATGGAGTTACGGTTCTTTTCCTATAAATGTTTATAGCATTGGAGCTTATGTTCCTAGTAACTTTAATATGGTTCAAGGCGCTGGAGCAGGTGGAACTTTAGCGACAACAACAACAGGAGTAGAATTAAAAATATCAGGAATAGATTATAGTTACTACGATACCATAGAGGTTGCGGCAGCAGAATATGATCAAGCTAACAACTTGTTAAGGTCCGCAAACATATTTGCTACTCAAAAAATTACAGGAGAAACAATGTTTATTCAGCACACTTCTGAGGGAGGAACTGAATTAACATTAGAAGATTTAACAATTTTTCCTGCAAGTATATTAAGGGTAAAAGATATTACTACTAATAAAAATTATAACGTAATAGGTAATATAACAGAAAGAGAAGAATTACAGGATTTTGATAAAGCATCTGTTAGCATTAACGATTTAAGCTATTTAGTTCCTGCTGATTCATATTGGGCAGTTCCAACAACTCCACTTACTTACGGATCTTCTCCTATGAATGCAGGTTTGCCTGCGCAACCTTCCGCTGGAGTAGCATCAGGAAATCTTTATTTAGATGCTTGCTACTTAGTTACGGGAGGAGTTATTACTTATGGAGCTACTAATTATGGAGATAATCAGCCTCAAAATACGTTTCAAGTTACCTCTGCAATAGGGTTAAGTTATTCTTATGTTTCAGGAACTCCTTTAGTTAGAGCATGTATTAGAACTAAAAGATATAAAACATCAGCAGGGGTTGATAAATGGAAAGCTATTCCGCTAAATGATGATTTTTTTGATTATAGAGGAATGGCTGCTACTCAATATTTAAGACAATATTGGAGTAACGAAACATATAGATTTGCTGTTGTGCCTTACGATAAAAAAGGAGATCCTATGTATGCTAGATGGTTAGGAGATCATCAAGTACAATCTTTAGGCGATAAGGGTGGTCCTATGAAATATAATTCTTCAAGAAACCATTCATTAAGAATAAATGGGCTTAGAATAAGTGGATTAACTTTTTCTCCTGAAGATATTGATAAGATGAGTGGGTTTAGTATAATGAGGGCTCCTAGAGATAAACAATATTATGCTCAAGGTATTCTTTTTCAGACTTGCGGAACATCCATATCTCCTAGCGGAACCATACAACAAGTTCCTATGGCTCAATTAAATTCTTCCGCTGAATTTGTGGCAACTAGCAATAATTATGGCAACATAATGAATTGGCACAGCCCTGATGCTTTGTTTAATTATTACACTCCTAGCGCAGGAAAGCAATTAGAAGGTGATTGTTTTGTAAAAGTACCTAGCGGAGGAACGATACAATCTTTGTATAGTATTCAAATTCCAGAGCAAGCAAACTCTAAATGGTATGATTACGAGGGGCAAACAAATCAACAATTCGTAATAAACAGAATAGATGGCGTTAATCCGGGAGACAGTATCACAAATTATTATCTTGGCGTAACTTATGATAACAATTTAGTTACAGTTAACGGAGGTTACGTTACTCCTTATGCAGGACTTCAGGCTGTTGGGTGCAAAACATTCGTATTAGAATTAAATGGTTTTCCTAATTTTCCTAACGGAAATTTAATGAGTAGCATTACAGAGGAATACAATACCGCCAAGCCTTTAATGAATTTCAAAATACCTAAAACTAATTTGTATGGAGGAACAACTCCTTCAGCTTTAGCTAATACTATTTACATTCCAACAGGTCACTATCAAAGAATAGATAGTTCTGTTAAGGCAGATACATTTGACGGAACTAATTACGTGTTTAATGAAATAGATGTATTTGGAGGAGATTCATTTTTAGGCGTATTTAGTTTAGGAAAATCATTATACGATAATGTTCAATATACTTCGTTTTCTTATGGAATATTTTATCCGGTAGAATCAAGTATTAATCATTATTTAAGACAAGGATTAAATATTGAGCAATACGGAATGCACGCAAGTTCTTCAGGCGTTTATTATAATAATTCAGGCAGTACAAATCCTGAACAATTTTTAATAAATCCTGCTTATACATCTGATGGAGTTGTAGCGTATCCTGCGTTACCGATAACATCTTTAGTTTCTAAGTTTCCATACAGAGTTCGATGGGCAGGAGCGAAAACTTCCGGCGAAGGTCAGGATTCTTTTAGAACATTCCCTCAACTTCAATTTAGGGATTTGGACGGAAACAAAGGACAAATCAATAATGTTAGAAACAGGGATGGCAAAGTTTTCTTTTGGCAAGATCATTCAATAGGTTATTTACCAATACTAGAAAGACAAGTTATTAATGGAGCTATCGGAGAAGCTACTCAGTTAGGTGTAAGTGGAGTTATTGATAGATTTGATAACTTTAATACTTATTTTGGAAACCAACATAAATTTGGCTTAATAGAAACCGAATACGGATTCGCTTGGTTTGACTTTAGAAGAAGAGCATTTTTAGTAATGACCGTTGGCGGAGGAATACAAGAAGTTTCTTTCGTGAAAGGACTTAGAACATTCTTTAATAGTCCGCAACAATTTTACGCAAGTCAATTAACTAATTTTGATTATGAATTACAGAATAACGATACTCCATTATTGGGTATAGGTATTTCGGGAGTTTATGATCCGAATTACAAAATGACTTACATGAACTTTAAATGGGTAGAAGGCGAAGATGAAGATCCTATTTATTGGAAAAACTTAACAGTAGGTTATCAGCACTCAAGAAATGTGTTTGTAGGTTTCTTTGATTTAAAAGGAGCTGTTTGGCAAAATCATAACAATTTAGTTTTAGCAAATAAAAACATTGAGGATAACGAAATAAATTCAAGTACTGATTACATAATAGGTAATAACGTTACAAAAGACAACATAGAATATGTTTGCGTAAAAGATTTTACAACAAGCAATCCTGTTGCGGCAAATCAGCAGCCTGATTATGTTGGAAGCATTTATTGGGCAAAAACAAATCAAGCTAATGAATCTCATTTGTTGTTTTCCACATTAAATTTTACTAAGTTTTTTGGACAAACATATAATCACGATATTGAGTTTGTAATAAATCCTAAAACGGGTAAGCCATTTGCTGTTGATAATTTACGTCAAAAAAGTAACGATGTGAATTATGACATCATAGAATGTACTACAGACGATGACAATTCTATAGAATCCACTAATAATAAGTGGTACAGATACATTGATAAAAGCTGGAATAGCAGCGTTCCTTTGGGAACAAAAGGTAGGTTAGTAGATTTTTATTTAAAAGTAAAATATACGTTGAAAACTTATACAAATATTCCAACAAATAGTCGTAACTTGCAAAAGGTATTTGAGTTTATAACATCAGTATTTAGAGAAAAAAGATAAATTATGAAATCAGAATTATTAAGAAAAGCTTTGATGGCTAAAATGGCAGTAGGAGGGGATGTTGAAGGTGGAGATGATAAAGCTAAAAAACAAGAGCCAGCTAAATTAAAAGAAAGAAGATTAGGGGCTACTACCGGCGTAGATTTAACGGAAGATATTATTTTAAATAGAGATCCTTCTCAGATAGCCAAAGGAATTAATTATTCTGCATGGAATAATTTTCAGAAGTTTTTAAAAAAACAGCAAATAGAAGGAAAACCTTTTGTTGGAAATCCGGTATTAAATACCGAAGAAGGCAGAAAATATGGTCAAGAAGCTATTGATAGATGGAATGCCGGAGATTATGTAAAGCAATTTCCTCAAAATAAAATAACTCCAGAACAAATTCTTGCTATTCAACAATATCACAAAATGGTTGATCCAAAAGTTCAGGCAGAGGGATGGCTAGGTACTCAAACATCAGGAATGAGATATGTTCAGCCAGAAATTAGTTATAGGGGAGAAGTTTTGCCTTCTGGCATGCCCGGAGCGCCATTAAGTACAGAAGGATATATACCTGTTGTATGGGGAAATAAAAAATATGTTGCTCCAGCATCTAAAATAAGTAAAGAGGGAAGTCTTGACACAAAAGAATATATTCCTTATGATCCTTCTAAACATTTTGAATTGCTACAAAAGCCATCAGGCAGAGATTCGTATAATACTTTTTATCAACAATTTGTTCCTCAAGAAAAAAAAGCAAAAGAAGCTTCTCTTATATCCAAGAAAAAAGGTGGAATTGTAGCTAGATATGCAGACGGCACAGGATTGACTGGTGTAGGCGATTATAATATGTTCGATATAAAATCGGATTCTCCCAGCATGTCAGACATGGAAGTTTCTGATACGGGAATTAGTGATTTATCGTTTGATAAAAATTCTGTTAGTGTAAATAAAGATTCTGGGAGTTCAAGTAAATCTTCTAGTTTGAATCAATTAAAAAACCCCAACGTAATAAGCACAATTGGAAATTTGGCTGCTGGAGGATTAGATACTTTAGATAGAAAAGATGGCAGAAGTTCAATAGCTGGTCAAACAACCGCAGGAGCCGTTAGAGGTGCTGCTCAAGGATTTGCAACCGCTGGAGTTCCGGGAGCTATAATTTTTGGAACAATAGAAGCTGCTAAAGGTGCTGCTAAAGGAATTAAAGAGAGAAAAGAAAGAAAAAACATTACTTCTCAAGAAACCAGAGCTAAAGCTATTGAAGCTCAAGAATCAATGAATCCAAATAGAGGTCCTGTTAAAATAGAATCTTATAATGCAAAAGATTATGACAAGGGAATTAAAGCTTTATTTGCTAATGGAGGAAGTGTAAAACAAATGCCTAACTCTGTAAACAAAATTAACTATGCAACTGGCGGAACTATTAAAGGACCGGGAACAGGAACTTCTGATAGCATTGTAACCGATATAAACAATAAAGGTATTCCTGAAGGAAGTTTTATAACTCCTGCTAAAAACAATGAATTAGCAAAAGGAATAAGAGGCTATATACTTCGTCAAAATCCTAACAAAACTGCTGAATTTAAAAAAGGAGGCACTACTAATTCTGATAAAGTTGCTGTAAGTAATGGCGAACATTTATTTACTCCAAAAGAAAAAAAGAAAATAGTTAATTATTTAGGAGAAGAAATATTAGAAAAACTTGCACCTGAAGCCGAAGAAAATGAAATGGAAAAGAACAAAGGTGGCATGTTAAAACGCGCCGATGGATCTTATTCTAAAAGAGGACTTTGGGATAACATTAGAGAAAATGCAGGAAGTGGTAAAAAGCCAACTCCTGAAATGTTAAAGCAAGAAGAAAAAATAAAAGCTGAATTAAAAAAAGGTGGTTACGTTGTAAAAAAATCAAGTGAGAGAAAAGGAAAAACTCATGTTGTGATTGGACCTGATGGAACTAAAAAATACTTTGGTGATTCAAATTTGGGACAACATCCAAACAATCCTGTAAGAAAAAAAGCTTTTTATGCAAGACATGAAAAGAATTTGAAAAAAAATCCTTACTTTAGAGCATTCGCAAGAGAAACATGGGCTGAAGGCGGAACTGTTGGAAGCACAATGGAAAAAGCAAAAGGCGGAGAATTATCAAAAGAAAAAGCAAAGACTATGTTACACGATAAAAAAGCTCATGGTAAACCATTGACTGACAAGCAAAGAAAATACTTTGGATGGGTAGCAGGTGGTAAAAAAAGCATGGGTGGTATTATCGGTAAGTATGCTAACGGAGGCACAATGAATAGAGATTGGGAATGGGGTTAATCTATAAAAGAATTATGTTATGAAAGAGAAAAGAAGAATAACAAAGGATGGGTATTTTGAGGTAAGCAAAGATGGCGGAAAGACTTATGTAAAAACAACTCAAAGACCTAGTGCTAAAGAAGTAGCTGAATGGAAGGCTATGCAGGTAACTACTCCAGAATCAACTAAAACAACTGTTACTGCAACTCCAACAACCAAAAAAGGAGGAATTGCTGAAAAGGTTAATCCTAGATACGGAATGATGCAAGAAGAAAGAATGCAGCCAAGAAGTGTTGCATTACCTAGTATGCCATCTCCATCAAATAATGAATCTTTAGAGCCTAAGCAATCCACAAGTATCGGTAAGGTTGCCGAAATAGGTGCTGATGCAAAAAGAAAATTACAAGAATCTAACGCTAAAAAAACAAGTAATTATTCTGCTGCATTAGAAACAGGATTAGCAGGCTTACAAGCGGGTTATGGTTTACAACAATTACTAAAAGATAAGCGTCCTGTTGGAGAAATAGATCCTGCTTATAGCGCATTAACAGATGAAGCTATTGCTGCTTCTAAATACGGATATAGTCCAACTCAAAGAGCTTTATTAGAACAAGATATAATTAGAACAAGACAGGCTCAACAAGCAAGAATAAATCAATTAGCAGGTGGAAATGCTGCTGTTGGATTGACTAGCGCGAGAGCAGCCTTAAATGAAGAAGTAAGAAACAGAATGGAACTTGCTGCAAAAGATGAGCAAATGAGAATGCAAAAAGTTCAAGCCGCTCTTCAACCAGCAGGAGTAAGGGCTCAAATGGGCAGACAATTGTTCCAAGATAAAATGAATGAGTTTATGCAAAAACAACAAGCTGGTGCAGAATTGTTAGGGGCAGGCATTCAAAACTTAGTAGGAGCACAAAGATACAAACAAGAAAGAATGGCTCAGGATCAGATTAATAAAATGATGTACGGAAATACAAATTTAGGATAATAGTATGGCAGAGTTTGGAGTACGGAGAGGTTTAGCGCAATCATTTGGTTTCGACCAAAGAGTAGCCGATTTAGCAAGGCAGCAGGATCAAATGCGCCAAGCTAAGATTTATGCTGAAAATAAGGCTAAGATGTTGGCCGAAGATTTCGATTATAACAATGCTATAAACGCGTGGGATAATACTGCTATAAAAGATTACGCTCAAGGTAAAATAAAAGAACTAGGAGCTTTCGTAAGAGAGAATCCTGATTATTTATACAATGTAGAAAAAAGAATTGCTTATAATAACCTTAAAAGAGAATTAAAAGATAGTAAGCCTTTATTGGAAGGATTGCAAGTTGATTCTAATATTAAGGCAATGGATGCTTATAAGAACGATCCTAAGAACGCTCCTATGTTAGATACCCCTGAATTTCAACAAAAGATGCAGGAATATCAAAACTACATTAAAACAGGAAGCGCTGATGGGGTTACTGCTAACAGAAAATTATTTACATTCCAACCTCCTGAAGAAAGAGTTGATACATGGGGTGAACTAGCAAAAATAGCTCAAGCTACTGAATATGATGCTGAATCTGATTCTTATATGCGTGGAGTTAGAACAAGAAAACAATATGTATCTGATGCAGCTAAATTAAGAAGAGCTCAATTTGCTCTTACGGATCAAAAATTAAGCAGAACTTTGCAGCAAGAATATAATAAGTATTTAAGCAACGAGGTTCCTGAAGGTCAAAAACCATTACCGATAGACAGGTATGTTTATGATAAAATGAAAGATTGGTTCCCTGCTTCAAAATATAACGATACTCATTATCAAGTTAAAGAAGATAGAGAGCCTCGTGACAGCGATGGTTCAAGAACAGCAAACGATTTAGGATTATATACCAATATAGTTGATGTTTCGACTTTAAATCCGGGAAGGCCAATTGCTGCAAATCCAAAAGGAGCTAGGGCTTTAATTGCCGGAGATGATCCATCTGTTGATTTAGGTGGCGGATTTTTTAAAACTCCTGAAGGAACATACGTTCCGATGAATAATTTAATTACTTCTAATTTTAGAACAAATAAATCTGAAGTTATTTATGATCCTAAAACAAAACAACATTATATGTCAGCGGATGTTTCATTAAACGAAGATGCCGCTGAAGATGCGTTTAAAACGATAAAACCTGTTGATACTCCATTTGTTCATTGGTTTTGGTTAGATGATACTAATATAGATCCAGAATATAAAGATCAAATATCACTTCAAGGAAAAGATGTAAACTTTAAAGTTTATTTCCCTATTCAAACAGGCAGTGCGGGCGTATCTTCTGCTGCTGCTTATAATCATGGAGCCGGACAGACGTTAGAAAAATCTAATACGGATCAGCCGACACAAGTGTATAGTAGAAGTCAATTAAAATCTAAAGGATACACTGATGCGCAAATAGATGATTTTAAAAATAATTATAATGCTACTGTAACCGAAGATTAATTATGGCAAAAAAAGAAACATTAAATCCAATAGCTTTACGGTATGGCGTAACCCCAAAAGAAGAGAATGAAGAAGAAGAGAATCCAATAGCAAGGGATATTAGGTTAGGTGTAATTGGCGGATCAAAACCTGAAAAAATTGAAACGCCTTCCTATAAAGAATTAGAAGATATAAGTAGGCAATCAATTCAAAATGCAGAAAATTTAAGAAAAGAATTAGATCAGTACGAAGGATTAAACGAGCAAGAAAAAAAATATTTAATAGACAAAAATATTAAAGGAGAATTAAAAGGCGCAGATTTCTCACAAACTTTATTTACTATGGCAGGCTTAATGCCTGAACAAAAAAAAATATTAACTAAAGACGCAAAAGGAAATAAAATATATGCAGACGAGAAAGATATGTTTGACATATTTGAAGAGCAAAAAAAAGATTTTAATTATGATAAATTAGTTTCTGATTTAACTTCAAAAATACAAGCATCAGGCAAAAATAGTTATTACATGAAAGACAAGGGTGACGGAACACTTATTGCCTTTCCTTTGGCTATAAATGAGAAGCCAGAAGCAAAAGACGTTAAAAGCGCTCAAGTATTTTCAAGTTTAGACGATGATGCTATTGGTGATAGCAGATTTGCTGACATTGCTAAGAAGGCATACAATATAATTCCTTCCGTAGCGCAAGGGTTTATTTCAATTCCCGAAACAGTTCAAGGTTTAGTTACAGGTAAAACTGGAGGGACTTATAAATTATTAAAAAGCGCTTTAGAAGAAGGTAAATTTAAAACTACACAAGAATATCAAAAAGGAATTTTAGATACTGAAAAAATAGATGAGTTTTCAGATTTTTTATCTAAGGACGTTTATGATTTGTCAGGTGATAAAATTTTAAATACCGTTGTAAATGTAGCGTCTTCATTAGGAGAATTTGCTTTAACTAGAAAAATGATACCGTTAAAAGGAAAAGCGGGTACGTTTGCGGCAGGGATTGCTATGAATATTAAAGAGCCTTTACAGGCTGCCGAAGATGCAGGAGTAGAAGGTAGAGGCAAATATGCTGTTGCGGCAACTTACGCTTTAGCGGCAAGCGCAATAGAAACTCTAATAGGTATTGAAGGTAAGATATTTGACGATGCGGCTACAACTGCTAAAAAAGAAATGATTAATAAAATCATTAAAGACAATGTAGAAGTTGTTGGCGGTAAATTAACAAAAGAATCAGTAGAAAATCTTTACAAAGAAACTTTAAAAGAAATTCCAAGTTTCTACGCTAAGTACGCTAAAAATACTATTGGTGAAGTGACCGAAGAGGTTGCGCAAAACATGATTCAAAACGGAGCTCAAGAAATTCACGATATAGTGATGAAAGATGATCCTGAATCAGCAAAGTATAACACTAAGTTTTGGTCGCCTGAAGCATTAGCAGAATATATAAATTCTGCGGCAGGCGGACTTATAGGGGGTATGGGAGGTTCGTTGTTTATAAAAAACAAACAATCTCAAACTGCTTACGATGCTATTAAGGACGGAAAAGAAAATGAATTAAAAGTTCAATTAACTTCAGGTTTAAAAGAAGGCAGATTAACAAAAGACGATTACGATAGAGCTATATTTAAAATTAATTCTTATAAAGAATATTACGAAGCTACTAAGGATAGACCTGTTACTGATGAAGAAAGAAGAAAGATATTCGATTTAACATACGAAAAAGAAAATATAAAATCTGGAATTGAAAATTTAAAACAAAACAATCCCGGCGGAATACAAGATCAATTAATTGCTACAAAAGAGCAAGAGTTAAGTGATTATAATCAACAAATAAAAGATATTTGGTCTAACGCCGAAGCTAGAACATCAACAAGTCCTGTTGAAGAAGCTAAGGTGGAAGTTCCTATATGGAAAACAAAATTAGAAACATTTAGAAAAAATACTGGAAATGCAGATAAATTAGATTCTAAAAATTTAACCACAAGAGAACAAATAAATTCATCTATTGGAGTAACTCCCGAATTGAATAGAGTGACCGAATCGTTTAGTATTGACTTTAAAGCCCCTCATTTACCCGAAGGATCTGGAATACAAATTAGAAAAGGAGTTTTATATGAGCCTTATACGGTAAAAAAAGAAGGTGAAGAAGATAAGACTGAAACAAGAGAATTGCCTGTTTATGCTATGCAAGATAAAGATGGTGGAACATGGTTATTTGCTACCGGTGAAAAAACTGATACAGGCGCTCCCGATGTTTCCTATTTAATTAAATTAAACGAAGAAGGAGGTTACGAAGGCCACCAAGAGTTTAAATATGAAACAGCTAAAAAGAATGAATTAAATTTTGACAATATAGTTCAAGCGTTTAATGAGTTAGGTATAGAGGCGGCTACTCTTTCCGATGAAATAAAAGGATTAGGTTTAGTTCCTGAAGCTGAATTTGAAGAAGAAGTAGAAGAAGATGAAGAAATTCCTGAAGAAAAAGAAATTGTTGAATCCGAGCTATTTAAACAAACATACGAAACTGTAAAAAGCGGAGTAAATAAAGCTAAATTAAAGGTACTATCCAATAATACTGTTGGAGTTACTATTAACGGAGTAGACGTTCCTTTTGCTTCTCAAAGTTTATTAAACAAAGAAGATTTGCCATCAGGAGATGTTGATGTTAACGTTAGAGCAGTAGAAAATGTTAAAGACAGTAAGGGAAAGAATGTAGGGCGTGGCGTTATAGTTGAAACTCAGGAAGGTATTCCTTTAGGATATATTAGACGTGCAGGCAAAGCACAAGGAACTATTGCTGTAGAAAAAATATCTGAAACAGAAGATATTGATGTAGATGTTCCTGTTGAGTTATCTGATGTTGCTAAAGAAAAATTACAACAAATAGAAAAAAACCAATCTGATTACGAATTAGTAGAAGATGAATTAGGTAGAGGATATGTAAACAAAAAAACAGGCGAAAGATATACGTCTGTAAGCACATTTGTAAGCGGCAGGTCTGGCGGCGATTTTGGAAAAAATAGAGAAAATTTAAAAAGAACTGCTTTTGGCGTAGGTAACATTATCAATGGAATAGTAAAAGATTTTTTTAATGGCACTATAAAGGCTTATTCTAATTATGCAGAAAACATATCTCGCGATGATTATAATGATATTATTAGGCAATTACAAAAGGTAAATCAATACGCAAAAGAAAAAGGGTATTCTATTATTACTAAACCTTTGATTATTGCTGACGATGTAAATAAAATTGCTGGACAACCTAATCTTATAATGGTTGATGAAAACGGTAAATTTTATGTTTATGATGTAGCAACTTTAAGAAATACAAGTGGAGTAGAAACAAAAGAATTGCTAAATAAAAGATACGAAAATAAACCAACAAACGCCGAAAGAATATCTGCTCAAGTAAATATATTAGCTGATATTTTAAACAATAAATACGGAATAGAAGTTGGCAAAGTAGGTGTAATTCCTTTTAATGTAGATTATGAAGTTGCTAAAAAAGGACAACCTATACGAATAGAGCACGCTGTAAGGTCTAAGAGAGTTGACTTTAAGCGTAAACAAATTTTAAAACCTACAGGCAAAACATCTGCGGAGCAAGTTCAGGAAAAAGTTGCTGAGGCTAAACCTGCTGAAGTTAAACCAAAAGAAGTTAAAGAAAAGCCTGTTAAGAAAAAAGCAGAAAAAAAACCAAAAGAAGTAAAATTCAAAGAAGCTACAGAACTTCAAAAGTCCATAAACAGCATATTGAGTATGGTTAGTGAATATAATTCGCTAAAAAAAGGAAGGCTAGGAAAAGGAAAGCCTGAAGGGCAAATGCTTAAAATGAGGATTAATCAAGCTGTAAACGAATTAAACAATGAAAATGTAAGGGTTCGCGATACAGGAAATGGAATTAAAATAGTAAACCAAAGAAACAAGCCTTATAGATTTGTTAGTTACGAATACAGGAATAGAGGTAAAGCAAAAGACTACATTCCGTTAGAGCAAAGAGATAAAATTGTTATTGACTTATTTGATAAACTTAATAATGCTGGATTATGGGTTTGGCCTAAGATAATGGGTGCTGATGGAAAAAGAATGTCTAATAAGCAATTGTCCGCATCAATAAACGATGTAGCTCAAAACATTCCTTCAAATGGCGCAAATGCACTTTTAAAACAATTGGAAACAATTGTAAGTGAGGGATATATAGAGGCAGAGTATGCTGGTAAAAAATCTAACTTTATTCCATTAGATTTATTTTTAGAATCATTAAAAGAAGTTGACGAAGGCCAATTTTTAGAAGAAGATGCAAAAGCTTTCAAAGAAATTTACGAAGAGTTTCCTGTTACAGAGGAAATGATTAGTGAATCCGAAATGGCTAAGGCTGCTATTTTGGAACAAGAAATAGAAGAGGCTGCTGGCGAAAAAGAATACGAAATTGAAGAAGGCAAAGATATTGTTCGCGAAGAAGGTGATGAGGAATACCCGTTCCAAAAAGCCAAATCAGTCAAATCAATCTTTGACGAAGCCGTAAAATTATTTTATAAAATACGCGGAACAGAGGGAGCTTCTAAAAAAAGAAATTTAACACAAGAACGTAAAGACTTGTTAAAAGAAAATCCGTCTGTGAAGTTTATAGATAACAATATAAGTTCTATCTTTGAACAATTAGAGAAAAAAGGAATTATTAAACGTAAGGGCAATTGTCCGTAAATAACATAAACATGAAAAAACCTAAACAATTACCACAAGAAATTGTGGACTTATTGATGCCAAGATTAAAGGACGAATTTACTGCTTATTATCATTATAGGGCACTATCTAACTATTGTCAAGGCGTAGGATTCGTAAAGGCAGCAAAGTTCTTTCAGGCTGAATCTGATAACGAATTAAGTCATGCTAAAAAGATTGAAAAATATTTAGTTGACTGGAATGTTAATCCACAATTGCCAGCTATTGATGAGCCTAAAATTGAGTTCAAGGGATTATTAGAGGGTATTGAAATGTCTTATAACATTGAGTATGCTTTATATGAAGATTATGAAGATACGTCAATGAAAATCTTTAAAGAAGGTGATGTTTGTACTTTTGATTTTTTACAATTCTTTAGAGGCGAACAAACTGCTGCTGTTGCAGAATACTCTGATATGTTAAACATGTTAGAAGGAACAGATACGTCTAGTAAATTTGAATTATTAATGCTTGAAGAAAACTTATTCGGAGAATAATGGCTGATTGTATTATTGTATATAATGGCAAAGAGTATGACTTCGCTTCATTCGCAACAATGTTGCATGATGGCTTGTTGCAGAAATTTGTAGCTGATAAGTCTGTTGATAAAAATGAACTTAAAGGAGATAAAACATTCCTGAAAGAAGCTGTAAATCGTAAAGAGCAAGTTCGTGAAAAGATTAACAAAGTAGTCGATGCTCTTAAAAAAGCAAATCCTAATTTAATAATAGAGGAGGATGAAACTATTGTTGACAATGAAGGGCTTCCGCTTGCAGGGGTTGTAATGAAAGACAAAGACGGAAAAGTGGTAGTTAAGATTAATCCTAATTACGCTGGATTAGATACCCCTATTCACGAGGTAGGTCATATATTCATTGATGCTATTGGATACGATAATAAAGTAATACAGGCTGCTATTAATCAATTAAAAGATACTAAACTTTGGAGTGATACTAAAAAAAGGTACCCTAATTTGAACGAAAAGAATTTGGGCAAAGAAGTATTAGCAGAAGCCATTGGTAGAGAGGGTGCTGATGTATTTGAATCAAAGGAACAAGCTAGTAAGTTTAAGCAATTTTTAGATTACATCTTTGATAAGATTAAAAGTTTATTTGGCATTCAAAAGAACCTAGCAAAAGAACTAGCTAAACAAGTATTGGCTGGTAAATTTGAAGTGGCTGAATTAGAAGAAGAAACATACGAGCAAAAAGCAGACAGAAAAACTCCTAAGTTAACTAGAGAAGAATTTTTTAGTAAGGCTTATGGAAGAGTAGGTATGCAGTTAAGCACTTTTGAGAATGAGATTGCACGATTGGAAAACATGCTAAGAGGTAAGCTAACATTAGCCGAAAGAAAAGATATACAGAAAAAGTATGATATAGCTAAATCAAGATACGAAGATTTTGAGAAAGCATTTAAGAAATATTCTTTTGATTACAATAAAATAAATAGATTAAGAATATCTGAAGGCAATTTAGATAACAAGAGTTTAGATGAATTATTGGATATATTTAACTTAACAAAAGAATATGATCCTAATTCCGATAACGCATTCTTAGGCGAAGTTAAGTACAGAATAGCTTATTTATTATCACAACAACAAACTAAGGAATTAGAAAAAGTTGGAGCTGATATGTCAAGAGCTAAATTTGAGGACTTAAAGAATAAAGACGTTATTATGAAGGCATTACCTCACATGAGCGAAGCTTTCCCGGAAGTTCAGTCAATGAGCAAGCTATATGACAAGCAGGCTAATGATATGCAGACGGAACGTAACGAGAAAAAGAAAAAGTTACAGGAGTTAGCAAAGGTTGTTATTGATGAGGAAGCTAAAAACATAGGAGTTAAAGCAAAAGATTTCACTATTGGTAATGCTCATAAATTCTTTGCATGGATGGATGCAGGTAACGGAGAATATATTTCTGTTGCAAAAGCAAAAAGTTTAAGTGAAGCAAAAGGTAAATTCCTAGAATATACTTTAAAATTAAAAGAAGATTACAAAGACTTACAAAAAGATACTCCGGCAGGATATAGTCCTTTGGAGGTAATGAAAACTGATAAGGACTTTGTAGAGCAATTTGAATCAAGCGGTATAGTAGCTGCAATTCAACAATGGTCAGGATCTAACGAAAATTTAAGACAAATTAAAATGAAGTTTACTGATTCGTCAGGAAAAACTTCTATAAAAACATTTGGAGAAATAGAACAAGCGTTGCAAAAAGAGGCTAAGGATGGTAAAATATCTAAGACTTCGGCAGCAACAAAATCTGTTTATTACAACAAGAGAGCTAAAAGTTTATTAAAAACAGGAGTTGATGAAGAGGGTAACGAAATAAATGCTTTACGTGCCGATTATATGCTTGACAAAAGAGGTAAGTTGGTAAATAAGTTTGGATTAAAAAGACCTGTTGATTTTGATTACTCAAGAAACTTTTACGCTGCTGCGGTGCAATACATTGATGATATGACTTGGAATAAGTACATGCAGCCAATAGTTCCCGTAGTAGAATCAATAGAGCATTTTAACAATACTACTGGTATTGACAGAAAGATTAAACCTAATTTGGTTAAGTGGATACAGACTTGGAAAAAAATGCACGTTTATCAGGAAAGAAGAGATGATTTATTACCTCCTGAAGTAAATGTAATGATGCGTGTATTAAGGCAAATGACTTCAATGATTAGATTAGGATTTAACATTAAAGCTCCATTAGTCAACTTAATTGCAGGTCAGCAAAATAATTTCAGAGAATTAGGAGGAAAGGCATTAGTTAGAGGTCAATTAAGATTATTTACTCCAACAAAAGGCGGAGAAATGAAATATTCTACAAAGGCTTTTAACATGATTAAAAAGTACAATGTAGTTTCTACTGATTACGATGAGAAAGCTACTGTATCTGCAAAAGGAATATTCGATACATTGTCTCAGGGATTAACGGTGCTAGCCGAACACAACATTCAGGGTGCAATGTTCTTAGGACAATTCTCTACTCCTGAATGGAACGATTTTGATTCTCAGGGCAACTACAAAGGAAATGATCCTAAAATGGCTGAAAAGATTGAAACGTACAAAACAAGAACATCAAATGTTCATGGTAAGTATCCTGCTAAGGATAGAAGAAACTTTGAATATTGGGAGCTTGGTAAGTTTTTAGGACAATTTAAGACTTGGGTTCCTGATTGGTGGAAACAAAGATTTGGAGACAGATACATTGATAGAGATGGTAAAGAACATTACGGAAGCTGGAGGGTTGTTCAATATCAAGGAATCAAACAATTAAGAAAGGACTTTACTGATCCTGATTTTTGGAAGTCAGATAAGCCTGCTGCTGTTGCCATGAGAAAGAATTTAAGGTCAGCATTAATGATGGGTGGTTTATTAGCTATTTCATTAGGAGCAGGTGATGATGAAAGAAAACGTAAAAAGGGAGATGTGCTGTCACAATCAATAAACAACTTAACATTTATATTTGATCCTGAGCAGGCTAAGTTTATGATTAAACAAGGTGCTGCTGGAACAGGATTACTTTATGACTTTATAGATGCTTTTGAAAGTGGAATTAAAGCAGAAAGATATAAGAGCAAAACTAAGAAGCATGACGATGGAGATTTAGTAGCTTTTGATAAATTTACTAGAGTAACTCCCGGTGCAAAACTAATGAAGGATTTAACAGAAGAAGAAGAAAAATAATTATTAAATTTGAAACATGGCATTAGAATTAAAATCAACCGTAACAGTACTAGATGGATGTTATGGATTTAGCTTTATAGACAGCACAGGAGATTATTCAGTTGATAATCCCGGAGGCTATGGTGGTCCAAACATAAATACAACAGATGTTGCAAATTGCACCATTAAAGTTTACCCTCCAAACTCAACAATTCCTTATGTATTTTATTTTGAGTGGGACAAATTTTTCCCATACAATTATACATTGGCTACTTTAACTAAGCCAGACGGAACTGTTGTAGATATTTTATCGGACGTATCAAGTTTATCGTTTCCTTTTTCAGTAGGTAACGAGTTTGAAATAAAAGAAACTTATTTGGATTATGAAGATAACACTTCGATAATAGATGGGGCATGGACAATAAATTATACAATTGTTGATGAATCAGAAAATATTTATACCACTAATAGTTATCAATTAACTACTTGTGGAGCTTGTTGTTGCATACAAAAATTATTCATAAACCTTCCTGATTGTGGATGTGACGATGGATACTTTAGAACTGCTCAATTAGCTGATGCTTATTTGAAGTCTGCTATTTATTCAGCAAACATGGGCTACATGGAAAAGGCTCAAAAAAATATAGATAAAGCAAATGAAATTTGCAAAGGAAATTGTAAATCATGTTAATTAAAAAAATACAAAAATGAGTTGTAATTGCGGATGTAGCTGTAACTGTAGCACAGTAATTCAAAAAGGAGATGTAGGCCCACAAGGTCCACAAGGCGTTCAAGGACCTCAGGGCGAACAAGGTGAGCCGGGAGCAAATTATACTGAAACAAATTATATAGAAAGAAATGCTCTTTATACACCATTAATAACGGCTGAAAGTCCAATATATAATGATACCGAATTAACTATTACTGTTGCAGACACAGGAAAATATATTATTTGTTATTCTGGTAATTTAAGAATTACAGCAAATACAGATGTGGCTGGAAGCATATATGTTAATTTGGTTAAAAATCCTTCTACTGTATTGAGAGCAAAATTACTAAGTTTTAATTACAACACTTATGTAAGTCAAGAATTTTGGCAAAGCGTAGATATATTTACGATAGAAGATTTAATTGCTGGTGATGTTGTGAAGATGAAATATGAAAGAAATGCAAATCCCGGAAACTCTAGTTCTACCATGATTCTTAGAGGCGATTTAAGTATAATAAGAATATCTTAATAAATAGAATATGTCAAATTGTAATTGTAACACAATAATCCAAAAAGGAGACATTGGGCCTCAAGGACCTCAAGGGATTCAGGGAATACAAGGGGAGCAAGGCGAACCGGGAGAACCGGGTGAAGATGGTAGAACGATACTAAGCGGAACTACTGATCCATTGTTTCAGGGAGAAATTGGTGATTTTTATATCAATACTGCTACGGACGAAATTTACGGTCCAAAAACGATTAGTGGATGGGGAAGCCCTACAAGTTTAATTGGTCCTCAAGGGCCTCCGGGACCAAGCGGTGCAGGATTTTTGTACGAAATAGGCGAATATGTATCTGCTGAAGCAGGAGTAGTATTTCATAGATGGTTATCTACTACGGCTTATGGTATTCCTGAAAACGGAACAGTTCAAAATTATTTGATAGTTTCTTTAGAAGATGTTTCTTCTGTTACAGAATGGGTTAATGTTGCTCTTCAAGGCACGTACATAACAGGAGCATCTAGCAATTGGGATGGAGAATCTAATACTAACGCCATAATGACTGCCGGAGCAACAAGTGGAGCAGCTTATGATTGCGCTAACTATACATCGGGAGGAAAATCTGATTGGTATTTGCCTGCAATAGATGAAATGTGGAAGCTTTATAATAACAGATGGGAAGTTAATCGCGGATTAGCAAGCGTGTCTCCAACGCCTTACGATTTAATAGGATATAAGGTTTCTTATTGGACTAGCAATAACGATGCTGATGACGGAACAGTAGCTTATCAATTTTATACCGGACCTAGTTCTTCTTTAGGGAATCCAACATTTCAGCAGTTAATAAAATCTGATGGGTATGAGGTTAGAGCTGTAAGAAAATTCACATACACTCCTTAATAAATAGAATATGCCAGAATACGTAAATCCTCAATTGCAAGCAAGTACAGTAAATGCTATATTAGTTCTTAAATCATGGTTAGCTAATAAATCAGTTGAAACATTGACAAAAGAGCAATACGGTGAAGATATTTGCGAATGCTGTAACGGTCAATTAGTTTTAGCCGCTAAGTATATAGAATACATGCAATGCTATCAGTTTCCTTATTATGAAATAAATGAAGAAAAAGAAATAGTTGTTGTAACTCCTTATACTTGCTTAACGGAAGCAGAGTTGAAAACTTTGTTAGAAAAATCTAAATTAATTACTACGCAGAAGTGCTAAAATGATTATATTTGTGTACTTTGTTTTTTCATAGTAGATTTTAATTTAATTAGTTAATTGACTTAAAGCGGAATTTATTTTCCGCTTTTTGTTTTATAGTACTCCTCTTTAAGCATTTGAGCCACGTCTCTTTTAAAAGCAAACTTAGGCTGATTCCTGTCTCCAAATTCCCACTGATGATGACAATTATCACAAACAATAAATATGTTTCTTTTATCTAGTCTATAACAAGGATAAGCTCCTTTACTGAGAACGTGACTGAAATTAATTGGTGATAAACTAGGGATTAAAGTTTTGCAGCATTGACAAACATTGTTTTGTTTTTCTTCAGATAATTCTTTAAACATATTTAGTTCACCGGATTTCTTTTTAGGTTTTATTTTAACTTTTGTTTTACCTTTTTTAGATTGATTGCAGAATTTACACAATCCCTTCTTGACAACGATTAATCGCTGCTGATTGCAATTTACACAGATGTTATAATTGGGCTTAAACATTTAAAGGCTTTGTCATCCAATTAATCTTTAACTGATGATGCTGTTGGTCTATTGGTACTTTCCTATTGCGAATAAACTCATTAGCTTTAGTGCACCAATTAGCATCATTGCCATTAATAATTAAATGTTTTCTTGGATTAATTTTATTAGTATAATCTTTAATAGTACACTTATTAATAAATACTAATGGTAAGTGATAATCATTTAATTTTTCAATAAGGTTTTCGTTAAATGTTTCCCATCCTTTGTTCTTGTGAGAAAATCTATCTTTATCGGTGCAAGTATAAATTGAATTAATCAGTAAAACTCCTTGTTTAGCCCATTCAGTTAATTGTCCTGTAGGGTATAGTTTGTTTTTAATTTCGCTAGTATTATTCCATGCCTTAAAATAATCCCTAAAAGCCTCGTATATGATGTTTTTGTTATCTTCTGGATGAATGTGTCCATAGGCAGAAAAAGCAAGACCATCGTTGACGTTTTCGCAAAATGGAGCATTTCCTATAATGACTACTTTAAGTTTATCGTATGGACAAAAATTCATGTGATTAAAAGTAATGTTTGCCGCAGGATAAACTACATTAGATTGTCTTTCGAAATCAATAAAAGATTTAAGACTAACCATGTAGTCTTTTTGTATTTCAGCATTTATAAAGTCTAACCACTCTTTATTCATTTTCCTTCTATTTCAATTATGGTACATCCTCCTGTTCCGTAAAATTTCCTAACATTATCTTCAGCCCAAATTATGCTATCGTCAGAATAAACTAATTTACTCATGGAATCTAAAACTAATTTTTTTAAGTTATCACATACATCTGGCTTAGTTGTTTTTGGAAACAATATTCCATCTCTTATTTGCTCCATTCGTCCTTTTATTTTATGGAAAGCTTTTAATGGAGGATAAATAAAATGCAATTTAAGTATCCTAGCTTCTTCTGTAAACATTACAAAATCTTTTGGTAGCTGTTTAGCTATTTGATTCCTATAATCTTTTTCTTTGTCAACATATTTTTTAGGCTGAAAAAAGTGTCCTGACTTTGTGGATCTAACAGATTGTTTTGCCATAGGCTCGCCGAACAAAGTAATAGTTATTTTTCTTAACTCATTATTTTTAACTACTACTTGTTCTTTTTCGCGAGGTTGCAATGTTGTTTTAGCTTTTGAGTAGGAACCATCAGCATTACGATGAAGTCCCATCTTTAATAATGTTTCTTCGGATATTGATTGTTTTTTGCTCATAATGTAATTTATGTATATAAGGCGCTATAAAGTAGCGCAAAGAAGTAAGTTACCTGCAAGTGCTACATTTCGTTTTCAAATGGAAGTTCCGTTAAAAAACTTTTATTAAAATCTCCCACCCGCTTTTTAATGAGTTCAAAATATTGTTCTTGTTTTTCCATAAGTATAAATTGTCTTTTGGTTTTTACACACGTTAAAGCAACAGTTCCGCTTCCTCCAAACGGGTCCAACACAATATCGCCTTCATTCGTAAATGATTTTACAAAAAACTCAACCAATCCTTCGGGAAATGTAGCAGGGTGTAGTTGCTTATCTGAAAATTGGTTGCTTACGTTATTCACATTTATCACATTTGAAGGTCTTGCAAGTCCTAAGTTCCGTATGTTAGTGGTATTCATTCCAGTCATTCCGCTTCCGTTTTTAGGTGCTCCACATTGCTTTCTGTAAGTCCTTGCAATACTTTCTTCCTTTATCGGTGTTCCGCAAGCCACAGGGTTAAATGTGATTTTATTCGGTGAGTTTTTTGTAAAGTGGTATATCGGCTCAAACGCATTTTTAAACCTTCCTTTCAAACTGCCTGGAAAAGCATTTTTAGTCCAACAATATTCTTCAACAAACATAAAGCCCGTTTCTCTTTTCAGTTGGCAAATCAAATCATAAACATACAGGCTTCTTTCTCCGTTGTTGGTATGTGGCTTTATGTTTAAAAAGAAACTGCCAGTAGGTTTCAAAATGCGTTTTATCTCTGCTCCAATCGGTAAAAACCAATCAACATATTCATTCTCATTTGTGCCTCCGTATGTTGCTTTTCTGCGTTCAGCGTAAGGCGGTGATGTAAAAACCAAATCAATGCTATTATCATTAATGGTTTTCATCAAGTCCAAACAATCTCCAAACAATATTTCTTTTTTTCCTTTGCTCATTTTAATAAAAGTTTTTTTAGTTCTCCGTATTTAAGTTTTGTCCTAATTAACCGCACCAGCAGGTAACAAGGTATTTGCAAAATTGCCCATCAACATTTGTGCTTAATTTGAAGTATCTGCAAGGGCAACTTCGCAAATACCCATCCGTTAGCGGTAATTTGCTACCGTTCTTTAACATACATTTCCTCAATTTGACCAAAAGTGAAATGAAATCCCCATTGCCTACTATGCTGTATTGGTGTGTTTGGAAAGTGTTTGTCTTTTAAATCGTGTTTCTCAATTTCACTTTTTGCGAAAAACCATTCAAGAGATTGTTCCCTCAAACTACCGCTAACAGCACCTTTGAAGCCATTTTCTATTTCCTTGTTATTCATATTCGTTAATTATTGTTTTAAATTAATATTCGTTTAAACGGCTCAAAGCTGCAAAACGTTATAGGCAATAAATTTTTTCATCGAACTTCACCTCTTTTACAACCCATTTTACATCGTAATTCCTATTGTGTTCATCTGCGACTTTTTTTGCATCTTCTTCTGTTAAATATAGTCTGTGTGGTATATCTGCATTATAGCCTCTTTGTAAAGCCATTATGAGAAAAAATTTACAGCCTATAACAGCACCTAAACAAGATGTCTGACTTTCTTTTTCTAATGAAGTTTTTTCTGTATTCATAATTTCGTTATTTTAATTAAGTTTCAAGGTGTCAATCAGCCACCTCGTTTAGCCGCCTACCGTTATAAGCCTCTCATTTTAATAATCTTCATGTACAATTCTATGTTAAAAGATTGTCTAACGCTGTTTTCTGATTTTTTTGTCCACCAATCAATGGATCTTGACAAACTAAATAATTTCCCCATAACCTAAATTTATAAATAATAAATCAAACAATATGTTACTAACCTCCTCTACAAAAGTATCTAAATCTTCTGATTCAAATTCAAATGCCATAGCGCTATGCTGAACTTCTTCTCTCCATCCCGGCTCATCATTGTCGCCATAAAAAATCTTAATGTCTTTATGTTTAGAAACATATTTACATTCTACGATAATTTTGTTGTCAGGCATAAATCTAAAGCTCCATTCAGGGCAAATGTTAGATTCAATCTTTCTGCCTTCTTCTGTTTCCATATTGATTCTTAAAGCATCAATCATGGCTTGTAGTTCAATTGCTGTTTTCATGATAGTTTTTGTTTTAATTATTTTAACCAGTTAGACTTTAAATTTTCAATTACATTAAGCATGTATATAAAATACACATCGCCATTGTTGATAGGAATATATGATTTTCCGTTAAAGTTAATCATATATAGAGGAGTAAAAAAAGCATCAGGACTAACTTTGCTGTTTGCTGATATGATATATTTTTTATCAAATTTAGTTTGATCCTGAGATTTGCAAGCATGTAAAGCTATTGTTTCTTTTTCAAAAATAAAATCAACATTTTTTACTTTCTCAAATTTATTCAAAAAATGAAGCCAAATGCCTTCGATTTTAAATCCTTCAAACTCATAGTAAGAAATGTAAGGGTAAACAACAATTGTATCATTTCTGTTTTCAGAATTTACAAATGCTCCCTCGAATTTTGCTATGAAATCAATTCCATCACTAGAGATGCTGTCAAATACATCGTATCTTTCTTCTAGTGGAGTTTGTGCGCTAACTGTAAGCCTTGCTAACAATAAAGCTGTTGTGATTAATTTTTTCATGTTTGATAGTTTTTATAATGTTTAACGTAAGAATTTGTACAAAGTTACAAATTTTTAATTAAAAAGTAATATTTTTTTTACCATACATGCTATTGTGCTGATAATCAGTAAATTTAGTTTTATCGTGCTCGAATGATAACATGATATCTGCCAATGGCCCGTTCCTGTGTTTAGCTATAATTAGCATAGCCATTCCTGATGTTGGGTTTCCTCTGTCATCCTGCATGATACCATAATATTCGGGGCGATATAAGAAAGAAACAATATCTGCATCCATTTCTATTGATCCTGATTCTCTCAGGTCAGATAACAAAGGTCTTTTGTCTGCCCTAGATTCAACTGCTCTGCTTAATTGGGAAAGCGCTATAATTGGAATGTTTAATTCTTTTGCTAAGTTCTTTAATGAGCGTGAAATCATCCCTATTTCTTGCTCTCTATTGCCTTTGTGATCAGGAACGGTAACTAATTGCAAGTAATCAATAACAATTAGCCCTAAATTCTTATCTCTTTTTAATTTACGGCATTTATTTCTTAAATCGAATATAGATATACCCGGAGTATCATCAATGTAAATAGGGGAGTTTTTAAGAGGTTCGCATGATGTATTTAATTGAGTTAATTCATATTCATTTAATCCTGTTCTTAATATCTTTTCTACAGCTATTCCGCTTTGTTGGGATTGCATTCTAGCATAAAACTGCATAGTTGACATTTCAAGAGTAAATAAAGCAACTGACTTTCCTTGTATTATTGCAGGATTAGAAACTAACTGAGCTGCTAATGAAGATTTTCCCATTGCAGGACGTGCTGCCAATATAATTAAATCAGGCTCTTGCCATCCAGAAGTAATAGAATCAATGCCCGAAAATCCTGAAGTAACTCCTAGTTTGCCTTGATTATTTAGTATCGTGGCATTTCTTTCAATCATTTTATTATGAATATCTTTTGAACTTGAAAGATTATCTCCTGTTAACTTAGTGGTTATTTCGGTTAAATTCTTTTCGTATTTGTCAACTAATTCTGATGCTACACATTTTGGATTATAAGCCTCTGCCAGTGTTGTAGAAGCTACATTTATAACTTCCCTTAGCATCTTTTTCTCGCTGAGAATTTCAGTGTATTTATCAATGCTATCGTAAGAAACCACATCGTTTGTTAGACTTACTACAAAAAAAGCTCCTCCTATTTTTTCGAGGTAATTATTTTCTTTTAGTGCCTGAATGACTGTTATGCTTTCTATTGGCTTTTTAGTATCGTAAAGCCATTTGCAGCATTTATAAACCAAAGCATGAGAAGGGTGATGAAAATGTTCTGGAGTTAAAACATTAACCACTTCTTCCATAGCTTTAGGAAAGTAAAGTATTTGCCCTAAAACTAAGGCTTCAATTTCTATTGCTTGAGGAAGAGCATTCATCTTTTATAAACTTTTGGTTCAAATGAAACTGATTGAGACTGATTAACTACTTTGTGTTCTTCTTTCATCCAATTGGCAATCATTTTTTGTTTCCAATTAACGACTTTATCGCCGTTACGATCTTTCCAATCAGCCACAGAATAATATTCAAACGCTTTTTTGGCTTGAATATCTGAATACCCTTTTTCTTTGAAATATGAAATGACATCTTCTTGCGTTGGCGGTATGAACTCATTTTTAGATTTTTTCTTTTTAGTTTTTACAAAACAACTTAACCACTTATCTGTTGGTTGATTTTCTGAAAGTAATCCCTTTTCTCTCAATAAAGAAATGTAAGGGATTATTTTATCAAATTCAATAGCTATTAACTCTATAGAATTGCTTTCAGGATTTAATCTTTTATCCCAACAATAACTCATAAAATCCATTACAACGTATTGTTGCAGTGATAAATCTAAATCAACTCTTATAGAGTGATTAATCAACGTTAAACCCGTTATCTTTGTCATCGTCAAAAATTGTTATAAAAAATATAAATACCCACATAAATAACCAGCCTGAATTGCCTGTAAAAACAGTAACATAAACAGGAACATAAAGTGTTGTAAGTAAGAAAATAGCTTTTAGTACGTTTTTCATGGCTTTATTAGATTAAGTTTTTTAGCATCTTCTTTAGTTGCTAATTTTATTTTACTTTTCTTTTTGTTGTAGTCCTCTTGATTCTTAGTAGCTAATAAATACTGAGCTACTTCTGCCATGCAATTAACTAATTCTAACTTTAATTTACGAAGCTTTTCAACTCTATCTCTTTTTTCTTTCTTTTGCTTAGGGGTATAAACATTAGATAATTGTAGGGCTTGTATATTGTCATTCATTACTTGGTCTACAATCATAAATGCAGCTAAATTGTGCTCATTAGTTTGATCGTATGATATTTCATAACCTTTTGTTGTTAGGATTATTTTAAATCCAACTTGACTTTCAATTGTCAATGATTTTTCTTCTTGTTTCATGTTTTACTTTGTTGATGGGAATAATAACTTTAATCTTCTTAAACTTTCTTCTTCGTTGTAGTCTTTTACTGCAAACTTAATTTTACCCTCTTTGTCAATCTCAGGAGTTCCAATTGTCAGATTGATAAACACGCCGTATCTAGTAGCTAGCCAAACTATCTGTTCTTCTCTTAATGATCCTCTAGTGTCTCCATGCTTTAGGTATCTGCTAATCATGTCAACCGGCAACTTATATCCTCTCATTGCTGCATCGTTAATTACATCCTGCTGAGTTAATTTAAGAGCATTTATTCTGTCTGTTATGGCCTGTCTAATTTTTTGGTTAGACTTTATGACCGAATACTTTCTAGGCATTTCTACGTTCCTCCAATATTTTATCAAGGTTATCTTTCATGTAATCAAATTGCTTTTCTATTTGTTCCCCTGTAAGTTGCCCGAATAAAAGAGAAAACACTATTTCCCCTATTGGGCTTTCAATTTTAGCAAGTGAATAAACATCTCCGTAAGCATTGCTTTTAGCAATTGGCTCATCGTAGCAAATGATTTGAATAGTATATTCTTCTCCGATAGAATCTTTTACTTTTTCTATTTTTAGAATATCTATTTCTTTGTTTGTGTCTATTTTCATTGTTTTTTTTGTTTTTTAAGATAAGATTTATACTTCTTTTCAACATCTTCTTCTTTACTGAACTTAGGTAATAAATCTACATCTTCAAGTATTGGCGAGTTGTTTAGTGGTAAGTGTCCTATGATTTTTTTCTGCCATTCTATTTTACTAATCTGTGGATTAGATTTAGAAAATATTTGTTTTAAGTTTAAATCTATGTACCAATCACCTCCTTTAATCTCTGAGTCACCTACTATTAGCAGATAATCTCCTGTGTTTATAATCTTGTGTTCCATGCTAATAATGTTTAAGTTCTGGGTATTCAATAATCTTTACAAACCTTTTATCCATTTTATAGTGATCCTCAAGAACTTCTTTTAATAGTTCTTCTTTTGTGTCTTTGCAGTAGAGAAAATCTACACTATCTCCAAAGCCTCCCATTTGAGAATACTGTATATACTTCCAACCAAAGAAAGTATATTTTTGTATCAGGTAATCATGAGTTTTTACCCTGTGTACAAATCTAATTGTTATTGTTTTCATCTTGTAAATTGTTTTGTAATGTTAAATAATAATCCTCCGGCGATAATACTTCAATCCCAAATTCTACAGATAACCACGCAATTACTCTATCAATAAACTTAGCCATTTCTTCCTTTGATAAACTTGATGTGCTAATAACTTCTAATTTGTCCCATCTCTTTCCTTTTAATTCTATTGGTTTTACATAAGATAAAAATGTAGGAGCTATTACGTCCTCATGAATATCGTCAGGCTTATTAAAATGACTAAACGCTTCGTGCTGATGAGCTGTTTGCAATATGGCTCCTCTGTAATAAGCATGTTGATCAGTAGAAACTTTATGGAATCTTTTCTTAATCACTTCTTCAAACTCTTGACCTTCTAATGATTCAATTTGTTTTTTATACAATTCAGGATTGTAGTATTTCTTTACTCCATTTTCTATTTTCCCGTAATGTCTAATAACTAAGCTCATTCGTATATTTCAGTCTTTAAATGTTTATAGCTTTTACCTATTGGCTTAAAATTAGCAATGGTTAAATGGCTTTCTCCTTCTTTATTAGTTACTTTGTATATAATCACGCAAACTTTTTTACCAACTATTTCATTTCTATTGAATGCTATATCGCTTTTAACTCCAAGTATTGCAAGTAACTTTTTAAAAGAATCATATTCAAATTGGTTTCCAAGTCGAAATGATTTTTCCGAAATTTTACCATCGCAGTTGAAAGAAAAAACTACACAAGCTGCTCCTGAATGTACTATTGGGTTTCCGTTTAAATCCTTTAAAGAATTAACATCGGAAATAACACACTCGTGAACTCCATGTGGAATTTCTTCTTTCAAAGACGGTATTGAAGCAGATAATCCCATGTTTAGAACGGAGGCGCATCCATATCGTTACCTACAAATATTCCTGTCTGCGGAGCATTCATTTGAGGAGGTGCTTGCTGAAATGTTTGCTGCTGAGGAACTACTTGTTGCTGTGGCGGAGCAACTGGCTGTTGGAATACAGGTTGTTGCGGTTGAGCAAATGCTGGCTGTTGGTATTGAGGAGCCTGAAATGTTTGTTGAGCAGGTGCCTGTTGAAACGCTTGTTGCTGCGGTGCTGCTTGTTGTCCGTTTTGAGGCTCTTGACCGAACTTAGCAATAATTCCTTGCCAATCTAATGATTCTCTAATTTTCTTTTGTAAGAATGGCCATAAAGAATGGAATTGCTGCCATGAAAACTTATCCAAGTCAAATAGTATAGGATTGTTTTTAGGTGCTCCATAATTAGCCGTAGGAGGTAAAATCATTGTTCCTGATGCAGCTATGTTCGCGTAAGTAATATCGTCTTTTTGAACGTGAGTAACCATTACTTGGCATGATTGTCCTAAATACGCTGGTAAGTCTTTTGCTAAATCAATTTTAGCTACTCCTCTCCATTGTTTAAGCATTTTACACAAATTAGATTTATCATCAGAATATACATTGAAGTCTTGCATAATAGATAATCTTTGTGGTCCTTTAGCTTCGTCAAATACCTGCTCAGGTAGCGTTGGAAACTCAAAGCAAAACTTTACTTTAGGCTTATTGCTTACATTGCCTTTGAATGATTCTTGATGCGTTCCCATGTCAATAATTGCATAGCAAATTGCCGGGTGTAATCCTGATGGAGGAATTGGTCTTTGGGTTCTTTGCCCTTGTACTGATGTTAGTCCCATGTTTGTTTTTGTTTTTGTTGTTTATATTAGATTTATTTTTGATTTTAATTCTTCTAGGGCTGCGCTAAACTCATTTTCTGTTATAACCATATAAGACAATGGATATTTGCTCATGTATCCATGAACGGTAAACGAATGCTCCATGTCGCTAACAAATAAAACAGTTGTTTGATTCTCTTCTATTTTGTAGTAATGTGATCCGTTTCTAGCGTAACGAGGAAAAGATATTTCTATCTCTACCATTTCTTTTTTTTCAATTGTAATTTTCATTTTTAGTAGTTTTAGTAAATTAATTTATCTGATTGTAATTGTTTTTTTCTCTGAAACTTTGTAATCTTTTTAATGTAACGCTTTCTAAACAATAAGGCTGATTTTCTCATTTTAGCATTGCTTTTAAACTCAAACCTTCCAAGTCCTTTAACCGTTATTGATACGGCTGATACGTCAGACTTTTTCCTTTTAAACCTATCAGAAACTCCCGTCCAAAAAGGATACAACATAAAGTATAATTCTTTTCGTGTGTACTGAGGGAACATTCTGATAAGTTTTTCAGGAACTTGTTTATCTTTTGCCATTATCTTGTTACTACTGTCATTTCTTTAAAGAAATTAATACCCTTGTAGTATCCTTCTTTTAAGTTTTCTTTGTTTTCTTTTATCCACTCTTTTACTTTAGCTTCGTCAACTGTTAACCACTCCATAGGAACTTCTTTAACACTAAGTACCTCAAACTTCCAATTGTATCTAACATTAGTAGCTTTATCTTCCTGTAAGCTATTCATCTCTTGTTGAATTTGAGTTTCAACTTGAGCAACTTCTGCTTGTTTAGATTCAACTTCTTGTTTAATAGATTCAATGTGGTTGTTTAATTGGTTACCTAAAACATCAATATGTTTATCGGTTGTTCCCGGAGCAATGTTACCAGTTAATTCACCAACTTTTGTGCTGAACAATGTTTTGTACATTTCAATTAAAGCAGAATATTCCTGAGAGTATTTACCCATTAAAGCAGCAGGCTGTAAACCTTGCATAGAAGATAACATTTGATTGCCATGTTCAACTGTAGTGCAAGTTGTTAATCCTTTCTCTAACCAGTTCTTAACTTGAGCAATGTAATCTACTATTCTTTTATCGTTAGCAATTGCAGCAGCTTCCTCTTCAGTTTTACGTGCAACTTCTAATGCCTTTTGCTTTAACTCATTCTCTTTACGAATACGTTCTGTTTCCCAGTTAGCAACTTCTGTTTTAAGATGCTTTAATGCAGGTTCTAATAAAGACTTTAATTCCTTAGCAACTTCGTCAACTTTCTTAGCGCCTTCTAGGAATGGAGCTTTTTGCTCTACACGCTTAGCCTCAATCTCTTTAATGTGATTGTTAACGTTTGACATTTTCTGATTAGCAATAGCTAATGAAGTTGTGTCGGTAACTTTAATCTGAGTAACCTGATCTGCTAACTCAATAAACAATTGCTTAGTGTTCTCGAATGACGTAACTTCACTTTGTGAAACAATAACGTCTGCTTTTTTTCTTGGTGCCATAACTGATAGTTTTAATTGATTTTGGACAAAATTACAAAATAGATATTCAATATGCAAATATTATTTGTTAAATTTTACAATTATTTTTTCTTAGCAAATCTTTTCTTTGCTTGTGACTTTACTTTGTCAAGGCTGTTTAATTCTCTTTTGTAGTTCTCATTAAGCCTTTTTTGTTCGTTAACTAACTTAGCTTCTCTGTCTTTTACTCGTTTGCTGATTGTTTCGGGCATTAATATTGCCTCATCAGGAAGTGCGCAGAATAAACCTACTTCGTGCATGATGAAGTAGTAATTACCCTCAAAGCGAATAGTTCTGTTTTCAAGAATGTTAAACATTACTTTGCTACCAACTTTGATACGTGGATCGCAATTATCCGCTACTGCCATTACTCTACCAACATTATTTTCTTCGGCTGCTTCTGTAAGAATAATCTTTGATACTTCTGTTTGTTCTTTGATTTTTTCAATAATCACCGACTTGTTTAGTGGAATCGGAAATCCTGCCGGAACATCGAATCCTTTTTTGTTTGTTGTTTTCATATTTATTTGTTTATCTTTTCTCGCTTAAAATCATATCCAGCAATATAGCATAGTTAGCTAAATCCAATACACTATCCCGAATGCTTTCATTGTTGGGCTTTTCTTTGCTGTTTAATAAGTTACCTAATCGGGCAACTTTTGTAGCTATTAAGCTGAGGCAATTAATCTCTGGACTTATCCCTGATATAGCTCCTGCAACTTTAAAATTACTCAGCCTGTCCTCGTTAGCATAGTCATCTCCTTTTGACATCATTGTTTCAGCCATTCTATTGATTACTCTTTCGAAATGGTGCTGTTGCTGTTCCTTATTCATTTTATTTTTAGATATTCGTTATCAATTAATTTAACTGCTTTCTCTATTTCCTTTTTAGTTTTCGGCGAAATAATATGTTTCTCCGCTGATTTAAGAGCTTTTCTTATTTGCTCTAAGTCTTTGTGTGTTATTTTGTACATAATTAAAAAAATGGATTACCATTATTATTAGGAACGTTTTTACTTATTAATTCTTTATTCTCTTTCTTTTTTATTTCCGCAATTGCTAATTCGAACTCAGATATTGTTGCCCCATTACTAACATCGTATCCTTTCCATTTTAATAAAGCTATTTGCTTAGGGCTTGCTGATTGTGAGCTTATAATCTCGCTGCACATTTTCTTTGTATATTCTACGTTTACTGTATCGTAACCTAATCTAGCAATCCATGCTAATTGTTTCTCAGTTGCAGGCTCCTCCATTTTAATAGAGCTGCTTATGTGGACTTTAGGTAATGCTAATAAATCAACCTTAACATCCTTTTTAGAAGTCGCTGCAATAAAGGCTATTTTACGCTCTCTCTCTTCAATCAATTCCTTTTTCTTAGCCTTAGTCATGAAAACTTTTTCCTCTGTAGCTTTCCCTGAATCTATGGACCACGCGTTGATTAACTTATGTCTAGTAGTGCTATCAACAAAATCAAGAATAACGCAATTCTGTCCGTATTTAGCAACAAAGTTTTCATCCTTTAACCTTGTTCCTCTTCCAATACATTGTAAGTATTTAGAAAGTGATTTTGTAGGCGAACAATTACCAACAACTCCTACGTTTCTGTGATCGAATCCTGTAGTTAATATTCCCACATTAGTCAATACTTGTATTTTACCTTCTTTAAAGTTTTTAACTGTTTGGCTTCTGTCTCCAGTAGCTTCTTCATCCGAAGAAACAGCGCTACATGAAATTCCTTTTTCTTTAAACTTTTCAGCTAAATGTAAGCTGTGTTTAATATCAACACAAAAGAATATACCTTGTCTGCCATTAGCATATTTGTCATATGAATCAACTATTAATTGGTTTCTTTCAGGAATATCCACTTCATTAGATAAGTCCCTTGCATTAAATTCTCCGCCAGTTGTTCTAACATTGTCAAGTGATAAATCTGTTTTAACTCTTACCGCATCTAATTCGCACAGATAACCATCTTTTATTCCATCTGCAATATCGTATGAATAAACAATCTTATCAAACATATTGCCTAACTGCATACCATCCAATCTAGTTGGAGTAGCTGTTAATCCTAATAACAATTTAGGCTCAAAGTATTTCAATGGCTCGGAAAACGATTTGCTTAGGAATAAATGAGCTTCATCACATATAATAGCATCAAAATGATTTTTAGGCAATTTATCTAATCTTCTATATAATGTTTGAGCAGAAGCCATTACTACATTACCATCAGGATAAAAAGCATCTGCCTTAATTAATCCCATTTTGAATTTAGTTTCTCTATGCCCAAATAAACCCGATCCATTGTGCACCCAATTAATAAATCCTATATCCTCAACGGCATTTAAAAATTCTTTATCAAATTTTTCTGCTAAAAAGGCTAATGCAGATTGCTGCACAAGCTCTTCTGTGTGAGTGATCCATAATACTCGGTTAAATTGAAATTGTTCAATAGCCTTAACAGCCGTAAAGGTCTTACCGGTGCCTGTGGCCATTACTAACAATTGCTTGTTGGTTCCTTTATCAAGTTCTTTTTTTACGGCGTTTATTGCCTCTACTTGATAATTCCTAAGTGGTTTATTCATTTTGTTTTGATAGTTTGTTTCATCTAATAAGTTTAATGTTCCGGACTATCTGTTTCTTACGATATGTGTAGCACCTAAATAAAATGAATTAATGCTATTCTACGCTTATACATTTAGCCTCAACCGTCAATGACAGACCTAAATAAGTTAGGACTTCGCCCGGAACAAAATACGATTGCAGGAACTAATACAAAAGCCTTACGGGGCTATTTGCACAAGCGAATCCTGCAATATTTTAAAGAACCAATTTGTTAAACAATTTACGCCTTGTTTTGACCTTCTACTTTTCTTCTTTCACGATCTTTAGTTCTTGCGTCTTGCCAGTGTATAGCTTCTTCAATTTTAGTAATTGTAAGAGCGTTTTCTCTGCAAGGAAATGCCTCGTTCAAACTTTGAAATAAACATTTTGTATACTCAAGTATATCAACCGCTTGACATCCATTAACCCCAACTTCGCCTATAGGATCAGATTGGATTGTAAAAGATACTATAGGAGCAACTCCTTTTATATCTTCTAAATTTTCAATAGCGATAAACGCTGTGTTAGGATTATTACTCTCTAACATTTTTACTTTTGCTTTTTCTACATGTCTCATATTTAATTAATTTTATACAAAATTACAAAATAAACTTTAATTGAGCAAGTGGTATTGAAAAATATTTCAACAATTAGCATTAAAAATAACCTAATTTTATACATTTTACTGATTATCAATATGTAAATTTTTATTTAGAATAATTCTAAATTAATATCAATGTAATCAGCTAGTTAAACGCAAATAAAGATTAATTATCAATAACAAAAATAATTGTACTAATTTACAATAAGTTACGAAATATTTCATATTAATTTTAAACTTGCTATTGATTTTGTGTGTTTTAAAGTTTACATTTGCGTATAAATTTCAAAATTATTCAAAATTTATATAAATTATATAAATAATGGGAATTAATAAACAAGGCAATAATCAAAGAGTTCAAAAGACTGAAATAGAAAGTTTATTAGATTTTAGAGAACTTTCCATTCACAAGTCCAATAGAATCATTACAAAGAACTTTACTGCTTATATTTCGGGAGCTGATCCTGATTTAGCAAGGTTATTGACTTTCTTAATATTTGAGGCCAAAAGAAATAACGTATTAGAGTTTAATACTCATCTGTTGGTTAAGTACGGTGAATATTCATTAGCTTGTCAAAAGAAGTTTGAGGGAAGCAACAAAAGAACTAAGTCAATAATATTCAGTAGAAAGGATTTTATTAAGTTAATTAGTATTGGAGTATTAATACCGATAATGCCTGAAAGGAAAATGTTTCTTATTAATCCTGCATTAACTTATCATCCGGGATATTACAATGAGCAGGCATCATTCATGAAAGTTTACGAACAGATTTATTCAATGTATTTAGCTGGAGCGTACAGCAAAAGTATTTTACATAGTTTAGTAGTAACAGCATCAAGGGAATTTTATAATAATTGTTTAAATAAAAATATATGATAAATTGGAAAATAGGAACTAAGTTGGTTTGCATCAAGCCATTCAGGGGAGTTAACAAGTTTGGACAACCTGTAAGTTTTGAGCCACCTAAAAAAGATGTGATTTATACCTACGCAGGATTAAAAGGTTATGACGATACTTTTTCGTGTTGGTACATATATTTAGAAGAGTTTCCTAAAAAGGGATGTTACAATTCAGCTCACTTTAAACCATTAAAAGATGTTTTGGATAAACAAAGCGAAGAGTTATTAAGTGAAATATCAGAAGAAATAGAACAAGAACAATTACTAGAATATGAAAAACAACCTTTGGATAACAACTATTAATGTTTGTGTTGACATTTTGGAGCGCAGGGATTTTAACAAAAAACTTCCTGCTACTCATGGCGGTATATTTTATGACTATGTAAATAACATTTACCCTATTGAGTTCAGCAATGAAGAAAAGGCTAATGTTTGGAACGAAGTTATTAAAGAATACAAAGAGAAGAACAAATCTTACCCTGAGATATTCAAATTTAATTTAAACGAGAACAAAACTTGCATAAACCTTTACAAGAGTGAATTAGTAAGATTGTTTTTTAAGAACAATAAGGATTTATTAAACGAATTTAAACCTAAGCAAGATGTTAACGAAACTGATTGAAATCCCGGCAGAAACCAATAATGAAAAGATAGATTTTCTTTGTAGGTTAATATCTGTTACCTCTGATCCCGAAATATTTGTCATTAAGACTTTATTTGGAATAAACAATGGCCGCCAGTGTCCTATGGATACTCATGCCAAAAGTATAGCCTGCATCAATGGTAATATAAACATAAATACTTTTAATGTTTGTTTATCAAGGCTAATGAAAAAAAGAGTAATTGGTAAAATAGGTAAGCTTTATTCTTTGCATCCGATATTTGTAGGTATTAACGAATCAGAATCAATAACAATAAAATGGAAAAACTAATAAATAGATGCTTAGACTTATCTTCTCATGTAAATTATTACTATGAGTTGTCTTTGGAGGATAAGATGGATATTTTTAATTTGTGCGTTTCAATAGAAAGATTAAATCCTTTTTACAATTTTATGTATGAGCACATAAATCTTTCTGAATTTATATACGCGATAACTAAAGACAAAAATGTACCGGGAAGAAGATCTCCAGACAAAAAGTATTTAATTAATAAAAATAAAAAAACTTATGCCTTTAAGGGTATGAGTAAAAAAGAATATCATATCGAAAGAAAAAAGATATACCAACAAATAGAGGATTTAAAATACATGGGTAGTTACAGGAAAAAGATAAATGATTTTTTAATACATTTTGAAGGTAGTAATGATATTAGGTTTAAATTATTTGAAGAATTAAAAAGAATAGATGATTATATAAACCAAAACAAAAACTTAGGACTATGAGTAAAGCAAATGAAATCAGAAAGAAGTTTGGCGGCTCCGGTGATGAGAATACTGCTGAACTAAAACAAATTTACGATGAGATTGAGCGAATAGCTGATAAGTGTAAGTCGTTAATATGGCATGAGCAAATAAGCCACAACGCAATGAAAGAATTAAAGAAGGAAGGATTCTCAGTAGGGTTTGAAAATAATTGTTATATAATAACTTGGTAAAATGAAACATATATATCCATTAAATGACATCAAAGAACATGATACTTCAGAATATGGAAGCACGTGTGATTGTAATCCTAAAATAATTGTTGACAATGAAATTTTAGTAATACATAATTCTTTTGATGGAAGAGAAGGCTTAGAACTAGCAAATGAAATATTAAATAAATAATTTATGACACCCAAAAAGAAAGCCATTGATTTAACTAATAAAATGATGTTAGGTAGTAAAGATAGGTTATACCTAAGATTAGCCAAACAATGCTCTTTAATAGCAGTTGATGAAATTCTTACATATAACACTTTTTGGGATATAAAAATTTCAAATAGACCTGAAGATACAGAAGAATTTTGGATTGAAGTTAAATTAGAAATAGAAAAATTATGACACCAAAAGAAAAAGCAATAGAATTAGCAGATAAATATTTTCCTATAGTGGGCGATATTGATAGAATGAAATGTAACTCTCCAAGAATATATATGGGTTTTGTTGTACAATGTGCTTTAATAGCAGTTGATTTGCATTTAGAAGAATTATCTAAAATGAAATTAATTTTTTCTGATAGAGAAATACATTGTAAATATTGGCAAGAAGTTAAAAACGAAATAAATCAATTAATAACTAAAAACAAATAAAATGAAAAATAAAGAAGAAATAGAACAGTTAGCCGAAAAATTTTATAATAAATCAACTTCTGATTTTGAAAATTATATTTTAAATATTGGATTTGTAGATGGCTACAATCAATGCCAAGAAGATATGGCTGATAAGAAGTACACAGAGGAAGATATGTTTAAATGTTGGGAAGCTTGTAGAAGATTTGAAAGACCTATAAGCGAAGGATATGCACCTAACTTTAATGAATTTATCAACTCACTAAACAAACAAGACTAATATGAAACATATTTTAATTATTCCTTTATTTGCATGGATTAGATTAGTTATGTTATTTTTATACATAATATCTTATTTAGATAAAAAAATTCATAATAAAATTAAAGGTACTTGTTCTTGGGAATCTATAAAAGAACATTATAAGTATTTCAGTAATTAACAACAACTAAAAATAAATAACATGAAAACAAAAAAAACACAACAAGAAGCATTCAGATTGTTAAATGCAGCAAAAAAAGAACTAATTGAACTTATTGAAGAATCAGAATATTCAGAAACAGTTCCAGTTCAACATCTTGTTGAAGAAATAAAATCTTTTTTATCAAAAAATGATGAAACTCAAGAGGTGTATCAAGATTGTGCTGATTTTATAGCATTTATAGATAATACTACTGTTCCTTTTAATAATAAAAAAAGTTTACCAGAAACGGAAAATATCATTGACAATGAAGAATGTCCAATGAATAATCTAATTGATAGATTAAAAATTCAATACCCTAAAATTTATAATAAATTAGATTTAAACATTGATTTTGGAGATAAAGTACCTAATATATTTCAACAATATAGTCGTGCATTTTTTAATGAATACAAAGCTGTATTGAATGTATGGTATAGTAAAAATGATACTTTTTATTATATATTAGAACATAAAGGAAATGTTTATAACAGTAATGAAATGGGCTTTAACTTTGAGTTTGAAATGACTGCTCAAATGGCTTGCATTGAAAAATCTTTTGAAATATGTAATAAAAAAATATTTGATTCTGAAAACAGATAAATTATGAAAGTAAAAGTATATTTTGAAAATATTAACTCTTCAATGGGTGGTCATGAAGTAGTTTCAATTTTTAAATTGATGTGGTGGATATTTCTTGGCAGAATAAAAC